AGAATTACGCTCTTAGCACAGGGCGCAGTGTAGACCAGCTATCGAGTTTGGAAAAGGCACAGATCAGTATTCAAACTATCCAGAATGCTACCAATAATGCCTTAGCTAATGGTGCTCAGGCCGCTGTAGATCAACGGCGCAGTTTTGAATCTTTAAGCGCCGCCGCTGACCAATTGAAAGAGGCGCTCTTTGCCGCCGCCGATGTTAGTGGCAGTATATCTTCTGCTTCAGATACTTTAGCTTACTCCTTAGAGACTGTCACTAAAGTAGGTGTCATGGCAATCGCGTCTTTGAATGCCATGTTTGCTCTTTATGACAGTTTTGCCAGTCGTATTGCTACCCTTCCCAATCTATTAGAGCTAATGTTTGGTGGGCCTGCTTCTTGGGGTAAACTGGCAAACAATTTCGGGGCCTTAGCTAAGGACATTGCAGGTGGCGGTTTGACTACGGCAATGGATGATATGATGGCGGCCTTCAAGACCTCTTTTGAGGCCGGTGCTGAAGCTATGGGCTTGCTCAATAATGAGTTAGATCAAACGCCTTCCTACATTGACAAGATCAATAGCAATCCCATTGAGCTTGATCTTGACCCGTTAGTAGATCAATTATTAGCCTATGAGGATTTAGTCTCACGACATTTAGAGAAGCTCAATGAGATTGAACGTTCTTATCAGCGGGACTTAGAGACTGCTTCTAAGAAGTACAATGACACGGTAAGGGACATTGAACGCTCTTCACAGACAGACCGTGATCGGGCCTGGCGCAAATATCATAACGATGTGCAGGATGCCCAACGGGATGCCAATCGTCAATTGGAGCAAGACGCGGAAAAACATCGTTTGGAAATGCTCTATGCACAGTTAGAATATCTCAATCGTATGACTCAATCTGAGCGCATGTATCTCTATGAACGCTCAAAGTTAGTCGCTGAAGGGGATGTCTTAGCGATTGAAGATTTAGATGCCCGACACGCACTCGAACAGCAGGCCGAACAAGAGAATTATGACTTGCAAGTCAAGCGCATGGAGGATATGTATGCTCTACAGCGCAAGGAAATGGAGCAAGCACTTAGAGACCAGATCGAATCTTTGAAGCGTGCTTTGCAAGAGCAACTGGCAGAGATCGATGCCAGAGAACAAGAGCGTAAGGCGGCAGCTAAAGAGAATTACGAGCAAGACCGCGAACAGGCTAAGCAGGAACGGGCGCAACGATTGGCTGAGGAAGAGGCTGATTATGCTGCTTCTCTAAAGGCATGGGCACAACATTGGGCGGACATGCAGAAACAGACTGAGTTAAGCAGTCAACAGATTGCTAACATTATTCGGGACTACTTTGGGGATGGCGCAGTAGCAGATCAGATATTGAAGGACTTTAATGAACGCGCCCAGCAATATCTCAAACTGAAGATGCAACTTAGCACCTCGCTCTCAGGCACAGGGGGAGGCAATTCAGGTACGTCCTATAGCGACCTAACACGCGGAAACACACCCTCACGTTACCGTGTAAGAGCTTTTGGTGGTACAGACATAGTATCACGGCCTACAATGTTTATGGCCGGGGAAGCCTATCGACCGGAAATGGTCAGTGTCTCTCCTTTACAGCAATCGGGTGGGGCCATACGCTTATCTTGGGATGGCAGTCCTATACCTGTAAATGGTACAGGAAATATGAGTGGTATGGACTTGACTGGCTTAGGGGATGCTATTGCACAGGGCATTGTAATGAACATGGGCAATGCACTAAGGAGATAAGAACATGGCTGAAAAGATGGTTAGCTACATGCTGAATGATAACTTGGTGACAGCACCCGATGAGGAACAATGGCAGCCTGTGCTGGTGGGGGAGAATCATAGCAATCTTCAAGTGCGTTCATATTACTGGCGGTTAACGTGGAGCAAGACCGTGGCCGATGCCTGTATGTTAGATTGGTTTGATTATGATAATCAAGCTCTGACCAGCCTCACTACGCGGCCCAATGGTAAAGTAGATCAGATTGCGCGCTATACTGATGTAACGTGTGTGCAAGTATCAGCTACTCAAACACAAAACAATGCCACCCGCGTTACGGCTGAATTTATAGTAGGAGTGAGCTAATGGCAACCACCCCCTTTCCCGCTGAATTACAGGCAGCGTTGAAGTCCACCGTGCAAAGTGCAAAGTTATTTGCCTTCAAAGGTCTACGGGTTGTGCCGCAATGGTTTTGTTGCATATCCGGCAATACAGTAGGAGTAGATAAAGACCCCATTGCCCACCTGGTCTTGGATACTACCAGAGAGTGCATTGGAGAGACTTTCACAGCCACATATAGTGGATCATGGTCAGGTACATCCACTATTGCTACCTGGGAAGTAGATTGGGGGGATGGCAATACTTCAGGTGGGGCCTGGCCTGGTGCGGGTAGTGTTGCTCATCCGGCAGGTGGCTATCTGACAGCGGGTACATTTACTGTCAAATTGACTGTCGTAGACCTGTTAGGCGCAGAAGGCTATGCTGAAGTGCAGGTAGAAGTCTTAGATTGCACCTTGCTACCGTTGATTGAAGCTGAGTTAGTCGCTGGCTGTGGTGCATCAGGGGCCTGGCACACTGAAGATGGTGGCTTGTCTTGGCATTCGATTGGCTTAGACGGTATCAAAGTCTATGATCTAAAAGCCAATTGGTTCATCTATGGTGAGTTATGGGCGGCGACAGAGAATGGTGTCTACAAGACTACCAATATGGGCGATACGTGGAAGCTCTTAGCTACTCCACCAGGGGTAGTCTATAAGGCTATTGCAGTCTCTAAGTATAGTCAAGATGAAGTCTACATCTTAGGTCAGATAGGCTCAACGGTCTACCTGTCGCGGACTGAGGATAGTGGTGACACTTGGACAAGCCTGCAAATGATTGCTACTTCTCCTGGTTGTACACTACTATTTACAGGCACAAATGATGACTTCTTACATGGTAAGAAAATGGATCATTGGGGCGACAGTCAATATTTTGGCGTAGCTTTTAGAGACAATGTAATAGGCGTAACAGCAGAGACAGATACCGTTACTGAATATGACGGCGATGCTAACGCTACTTTGTCATTGTTTCGTTGGAGTGGCACACCATCTAACTTCCGCATTGTAGGCGGTGATGGTTACTTTGCTTATATACCGGCCCATCCATTAGGGCCGTGGGTTCCTTTAGAAGAAACTTATGCCTACGTAGATGCCGCACGCGATGAGGATGGACATTCTCTTGATGGATATAATATATCTGATGCTTTATTAGCTGAGGGCCGTATTGTAATTACGGGTAATATTGGCCCTGATATGTACATCTATGCTACAACTACAAGTGCCTATTTTAACTTTGCAAGATGGATAATTTATGATGTACATCCTACGCACGGTTGGGGCTGGTGGGTAATTACTGTTAACGTTACTGTATTTGTGACAGTAGCTACAGGCGGAGTGATTACATTTCACGATTGGGTATTTTATGGTGTCAACAAAATACCAATAGATTGCTTTCAACGAAAGCTAATCATAGATACAGCATCAGGCGATACTGGACTGGCATATCCTGTAGGTACGAATCCTGGTGTTGCTATGTCACATTATCTACGTATTTGGAATGAAATAAGTGAAACATGGCATGATGATACCGCTGAATGTCCTGATAACATTGTCACAACTTATGTAGATAATACTACACAAATATTGTGGGCTGCTACCAATGATGCTATCTATGAACGTGATCCAGCAACTTTGACTTATACATTGAAGTGTGAATTTCCTAATATTAAACGCTTCATTCGTTACGTAGATACTAGCTTAAATGTTTGGTATTATATTTTGACAGATTCCACGCTCTATAAAGTAGCAGAGGGCTATTCGTCAGGAGTTACTTTACCAACAGAAGGTTTCTATCATTTAGTAGATACCAGCCTTGACGGGGCCTATGTCTATGCGGCTATGCTCTTCAGTACGGGTGAGCCGTGTGTCATACGCGCCGAATATGACTTGCTTAATCCTACTACATTATTGGCCGCCACAGCAGGTACGTGGGCCGGTGTGCATGTCTGTACCTATGAAGGTTCTAAGGTCTGGCTGTTTGGAGACTTTGGCACAGGGGGCAAGGTACTCTCCTGTACCGACTATGGGGATACGCAAGTAAATGTGACTGAAGGTACGTGGGGCGCAAATGAAGTAGTACGGGCCATTATGCCCTCTTTTGCTAACCCGAACAACGTTATGGCAATCTTGAACGACGCGCAAGAATGTTGGAAGTCGGGTGATGGGGGCAATAATTGGACTAAGAAAGCGGACTTGGATTGGCCTGCGGCCTGTGCTACACGCGATCCCTGGGAGTCACAAGCGGCATTGATTGGACGCTTGACATCTGGTGCGGAACACTTAAAATTGACTATAAACACAGGCAAGACGTGGAAGGAGCGCAGTAGTGGCATTACGGCCAATGCGCCCATAAATGCGATTGAGGTCATAGGCTAATGCTTGACGTAACTGCGAATGCCAAGATAACACAGATCAACGCCAGCGTAGATCGGGGCGGGTGGGAATGCCAGTTTGAGGTCTACAATGACACTGACCTGTTTGACTTTGGATCAAACTTCCAAGCCTTATGGGAAGGCGGGTTTGGGGGTGCTCCTGGTACACCACGCTTAGGTTTTAATGGTTATGTTGTGCCTTCCCGTTTTGAGTTTAACCCGTCCGGCTCTGTGACTACCCATGTAGCCCAAACCAGCGATGGTTTTCTTAGACGTGCCTGGTTGCAGGGGATTGGGTTTGCGGATCAGGATACGACAGCCAGAGCACACTATCATCAGTTTGATAGCGTAACAGGCACAACGCCTGAGCGCATGACTATGGGCCGCTTAGTACGGCACATCTTAGGTTACTATGATGAGCTTGACACGCCACCCGCGACTAACCCTGATTGGGTAGCGCATACCAATATGGTCTACCATGAGACTCAGAATCCACATGGTTGGATTAGCCTTGACGGTGTAGAGATGGAACCGTTCAATGCTATATCCAGGCCACAGGGTTCTATGCGTGTGGACAAATATATTGTAAGAGAAACTGACAATTTGTGGTCACGGCTGTCAGAGATTGCTACCAATGAATTTTTCTATATCTACTTCGATAAGTTTGATAAGCTATGGTATCAACGTCACCCGATGTACGCTACTGTACTGCCTACACCGGTAATGACCTTTGATAAAGACTTCCTCATTGGTAAGCCTACCATAGACTATCGTTACGTAGATCAATTACGACAAGTCAAACTACATGCTGTCACAGACGGTGGCAGCACGTTACATTCTGAGTATCCGGCCAGCCCAACGTATGTCTATGGCAATACGACTGAGCAATCTTATATTCGCTGTAACAATCAGGCGACTTTAGACAATTGGTGTGAGCGCAAGTATTTGTTTGAGAATCGTGATTACACCGTGACGTGGACTGCGCCTGGTTGTGTAGGTTTGTTGTTCGAGTTATTAGATCGGGTACAGATCACTTATGCAGGCACATCAGCTAATGGTGTGCATGTCAATTGGTCAGAAAAGAAATTCTGGATTCATAACATTGTAGTCAATCCCACAGCTGGAAATACTGGCACTACGCAATTTACTTTGGAGGCTGAGAATGTCTGATTGGACACCAAGTCAGCAAACCCAACAAGAGATACAGCTTTTCGTACAGTCGTTACTGGAAAGGCTGCCTGTGCTGTTGGGCATAGATGAAGCTATTGCGGGGTGTGAAGTTACCAATACCGATCCCTACAGCACAGGGACAGTACCACGTTATATCAAAGTCCGCATTAACGATTACCTACAAGACGTGTATTATCGTGGACAGCCGCAAAATCTTGCTGTAGGTGATTTTGTCTCAGTCTTGCATTACCGACAAGGTAACATCTATGAAGTCTTTGGTTCAAGTGGCACTACAGGAGCTACTTGGCAATGGAAATTGCTCAGTCCTGACGGTTCAATTGATCCAGTCATTTATACTGATAACAGTGGCAACACACTTACGCAAACTGGCGCTGTATTAGTCGGTGCTGATGCAAGTTTAATTGACTTCCCTGAAGCACGGTTGATTGTCTCCCAAGATGATAGTGGGCATTCTTATGCTCCTAATATTGCTATTGTAGGCGAGTCGGCCTGTGACGCGGCAACAAATGCAGTCGGTATTGGTGGTGTAGCCAAAGTCGTAGACAATCGTCAAGCCAGAGGTGTTGTTGGTAGGGCAGTAGTAGATGCTTCAGCCGATACAGGTGAGGCTATAGGTGTACAGGGCCTCAGCAATCCCACTCATGCAGGTGGTACTAATATTGGTGTCTTAGGTACAGCAGCCAATGGTGCAAATAATTTTTCTTTTTATGGACAATCTGGCATACTCTACAATGCGGATAATATTACATTAGCAGCCGGAAAGACAGTAGATGGGGTAGAAGTTAGCACCCATGACCACAGTGGCGGGGCCGGTATGGGCGTGCAAATCGACATTGAAGATACTATTACGACTGAGATGGATGATACTAAGGTTCTAATGCCTGACGGTGCTGGCGGGGTTGAATGGGGTGTGGGTGGTGGCGGCGGTGCTCCTGTCGTTGATGGTGTAAACAAAACTGTAAAGCCTGGTGGCGGTGGTGATTATACTACTATCCAAGCAGCCGTAAACTATTTTAAGGGCAAAGTCATTACAGGTGCATGTACTATTACGATTGACGCGAGTACATACGCAGAGAATGTAGTGATTGAAGAATTATTAACTTCCAAAGATGCAGCTTTGACTTTAGTAGGAGACACCCGTGCTTTAGCTGGTTTCTGTATGATAGATGGCAGTACAATCAATCCGGCCAGTAAAGCTAATGGCGGATCAGGCACATGCTCTCTTACTTATGGAGCTAATGAAATTCAAGTATTTGGTTCTACTACCAATCCAAACTTTGCTGCTGGTGGTATTGTTGCAGGCGATACATTGCTAATATTAGGCAACGATGGCAGTCTTTATGAACGCACAGTGCAAGAGATACCAGCTACTACAAATATTTTTATTTTAACTACTTACTCACCCGCAATTGGAGACACAGGATCAGCCGTAATTATTATCCCCAATCGACGTATTGAGCCTGCCTCTGGTATTGCCTTACGCTCAAATGTTGCGATAGGCATTCATGTAGACGGTATTTATGCTCAATCTACTGATACTTATGGCGTGTATGTTTCTTATGGTGGAATGTTAGATTTAGCTACCTCATTAACACAGGGGACGACGGGTATTTACAGTGCCGACTACATATCCAGAATTATAATGAACGATTGTGCTTCAGTATCAGGTACAGTCATATCCTATCCTGCAAGTAGTGCAGGCTTTATTCCTGATGCTACGACTACCATAAAAGGATTAGTAGAATTAGCTACCGACGCCGAAGCTCAGGCTGGAACCAATACTACGGTAGTTATTACACCGGCAAATTTGAGAGCGGACGTACCGGAGATTCCGTCCGCGAGTCGTGGGGTACGATTGAATGCGAGCGGAAATTTAGTTTTACCGGCGGCGACGGCGATGGGAGATGGATTAGCACATCCATCGAGTCCGTTATTGCAGGTAAGAACATCTGGACTGCTCGACGCGTGTGGAAACACAGCGGTAAATGACAACAATGACTACGGCGCATCATATCTGAGTGCACGTGCAAAAGGAACCGTTGCTTCACCCGCGTCCGTTGTAGATGGCTCAGTGCTAGGTGGGTTTTATGCCCGTGGTCACAATGGAACCGCCTGGGCAGGAAATACCGGCGTGATCCGCATGGTTGCCGGGGAGACATTTTCGGGCGGCGGATATGGAACGCGTCTCGAATTTGCTACAACTGCGATTGGAGCAACGGGGCGCACCACATCGATGATATTAAAAGAGTCTGGAAATCTTTTGCTCGGAACGACTACGGACGGCATGACAGCAGCGGGATCGATAGCTATCGCCAAAGATTTAGCGCACAGGGGGACAAAGCTTGGATTTTACAATACCGCACCCGCCGTAAAACCAACAGTAACTGGCAGTCGTGGTGGCAATGCGGCGTTGGCCTCGTTGCTAACTGCGTTGGCGGGCCTGGGGCTATTAACGGATTCATCGAGTTAAAGGAGTAAAATGGAAGGAAAGACTAAGCAACAACGAGCCGAAGAAGTTATGCAAAAGATAGTAGCTATTTTACAAGAGTATCATTGTGATATAATAGTAGAACAAGAAGCAAAGGTAGCTGGCCCTTTAGTAGTTACTGAAGCGAAAATTCGCATAGTAGCACAGGAGGATTAGTATGGCATTGCAGAATGGCAATTTCAATGGTGGAACGTGGCGCAAGTGTTTCGATGGTGGTTCATATCCTGAGCTTGACTTGCCTAATGGTTGGACTGCTTTTTGGGATGATGTACGTGTAGGTGAGAATGGGCAGCAACGGGCGCGGCCCGAATCTTCAGTTATCGGACGTGTACCGCCTTATCTTGACCCTATGCGTATTCCTGAAGGTATGACTTATGCACTAAAGATGTTTACCTTTATGAAACCACATCTTATGGGCATCTATCAGAAAGTCACCGGCTTAGTAGTAGGCCAGAAGTATCGTGTTTCGGCGCAATATCACGCCTGGTGTACACAGGGGGATGATGGGCATATCTCTGACCAGGCAGCGTCCTATGGCATGTACGGGCAGATTGGTGTAGAACAAGGCGGTTGGGTTAACCAATATGGTTATATTGATCCGGCACGCTCGAACAATAATTTGTTCATTTGGGGGCCGCAAGAATATATCTTTGACTCCTTCAAGGAAATTAGCTATGAATTTACCGCTACCTCTACAGCAGTCACCATTGCCCTTATGACTTGTAGCAAATGGGGTAGCAAGCATAGTGATGCCTATTGGGGCGATGTACAGCTAACTGAAGTCGGTACGGTAATTGACCCCCCTGTGCCAGACGATGATGACGATGAAGAGCCTATCTATGACGATGGTTTAGTCCTCATTGCTGAGGCATTGTCTGACGTTGCTGTACAGTTAGGCCGCATTGCCGACAAATTAGGAGCCTAATATGGAAGGTAATTTTGATAGCATTGGTACACCTGTAGACGTGCCTGAATATGTAACTATCGTCGGGCCTGATGGTGCTACTGTCCTACAAACTATCAAGACTCTCACACGCGAAGAGTTTATCACCGCGTTTGGAGGAAGCACGACTGTACCAGAGACAGCAGAAACCTTTAGGGGGATTCCATTCATTGATAAAATAGACCTCCCCTTAGAGGATAAATCTGTACCCTGGTATGAAGCTGCACATCAGTTTGGCCCGTACAATCTACATCCTGAATACTGTTTGGATTGGAATTGGGAGTCGGGTGGCGATACCGACTTAGGAGCAGGCATTGCTGCTCCTATGAATGGTATCGTGATGTATGCCCAAGATGCTAAAGGTACTTGGGGCAATATCGTGCAGATAACCGGCTTCATGTTAGTAGAAGGCAAAGTCAAAATCTATACGTGGATGGGCGCGCACTGTAAAACCATCGATGTACAAGTAGGGCAGATCGTTAGTCGTGGTCAGCACATTGCTACAGTAGGGAATGCCAATGGACAATATGCGGCTCATATACATGAACAGTGGGCACAGGGCATTCCACCCGCAACGGCTTATCCCAGCAACAAAGCGTATGAATGGTTACATCCGATAAATGTCTATAAGACTTTTATGGATGAGGACACGTTACAACATTTCTTAGTAAAGGACGGTGTATGATGGGTATTAAAGTACGGATGCAACAGGCAGGCGATACTGTATGGGAACGGGTGTTGCTCAATCCTAAAGTGTGGAGCGCGCTCATTGCGTTATTGGTAGCATTGGCTAAGGAGTATGGTTGGGATGTCAGCACTGAGGTCTTTGTAGCCATTGAAGCGTTCTTGCTGGTATTGATCGCCGCTATCTAAGGAGGTTCACATGGAAAGCCTTGATTTAGCCAACATCGTAACCGTTGGTGGGCCAGTAGCGGCAATTGCGATTATGGCAATCTGGATCAATTACAAGCTCACTATCATGTGGATGAATAAGTGGGAAAATGAGCGCAATGTCTGGCGTCAAGAAGCAATGCAGGAACAGGCAAATCAACGGCATGAACGGGAAGAGTATTACACGAAACTTCTGGCAGTCCTGACCAGGGTAGAATCACTCCTGTTACGAGTAGAAGCATTATTAGAAACTGTAGAACGCGGTATAACAGAGGTTGAAGGGCACTAACAAGTGCCCTTCTTTTCTTCCTGCAACTTAGCGTTTAACGCTTAGAGATTGCCCTGTACACCTGGTACGGGGGTAGCATGTAACCATACTTATGAATCCCAACTGCATCCCATACTTCAATCTTATCCCATCCATTAATAGGTTCTTGTGAATGCCATTGTGGGAACACCAGGCTTAAATCTTTCTCATTCAACCGAAAGTATGTCTCAGACCCTAAACACATACCATAAGCATCAAAGACAAACTGTAAAGCATATACTACTTCTTTTAGTGTCTGTTGTTCCTCTTCTGTTAGTACACGTTCAGGTTTGAGGTCAGTCCGTTCTTCATATTGATAGGTATAATCTTGTATGTCTGTCATAGCTCTAAGCCCCCCAAATATTTTAATATAAAATCGTTAAATGTAATTCCAGGTTTGAATGTTACAGGAGAAAGATAATCATTCTTTATCATCCACTCAAATTTTTCTGGTTCTATTTCTCTTACTTTCATTAACGCTTTTGCTCCTTGTTTTGGGCAGCGAACACAACCAAGACGACTAAAGCAGTTATATAATGGATTGAGAAGATCATATTCCAAGCATAAATTTCTTGCATCTATCTCAGTTAATCCAAATTTAATAAGCAAGCTCTCATTTGGAGACAATATCTTTCTATTTTCGTTCGTTGCAATACCCAAAAGAAATTTGCAATCCGTGCCTTTTACATAATTTTGCATTGGTTCCCATTTCATTATTCTTGCACAAGTTTTATAAGCTGTAAAAGGCCACCCATAAATAGTCCCTTTATATTTTCCTCTCGACTTTAATCTAAAAAAGTAATCTTCAAATGATGGGCCTGGAATAATAGTTACCTTTTGACCCATAAAGTTTTCAAAGCGCTCTAACAAATTAAGCTCTTCTTTGAAAGGATCAGGTAAAACAGTTATTATTTCATCAACTCTTATATTATTCAATTTTGCAAGTATTCCTGTCGCTGTACTATCTTTACCTGTTGACCAGCATAAAATTGTTTTCATAGCTCTAAGCCCTCCAATGACCCCCATGATTTGCCATAGTCTACATCTGCTTTCCAACGGATTTGTGGGAAGTATTCTCTACCTGTTTCTTCCATGATGTTTTTCATGTTCCAAGCAATGTCCTTTAGTCTATCTTCTGGCCCCTCTACAATGATGCTGTCATGCACCGTAATGACTGGACAAGCATCTATGCCTTCTGCCTTCAGGTAGTTATATATCCAAATGAATGAGATGACAGTTAAGTCGCTGGCCGTAGACGATACTGGCATGTGCACACACGCCTTCTGTGCTTCATTCAAATTCTCTTTGAGCACTAACGGGAAGCGTCTACGTCGGCCAAAGATAGTATCCACATAGCCCTGTTTGCAGAGTAACTCGAATTGATCTTTGCGATATTGGAAGAAGCCACTCATCATCTGATGGTAGCGAGATTCAATTTCTTTTGCAACAGTCATAGATAAACCATGATCGCGTGCAAAGTTTACTGCGCTCCCTCCATAGATGAGAGCAAAGTTTAACGACTTACAGAGGTTACGTTGCTCAGGAGTGAAGTCGTCTCCAAAGACCTGTCGGGCCGCCTCACCGTGTAAATCCTTACCATTAGCATACGCATCCAATAGAAAAGCATCATTCGATAGACAACCTGCCACTCGCAATTCGGCCTGTGAGTAGTCGGCCTGAATGAGCACATACCCTTCAGGAGCAATGAACATATCTTTGATTTTCTTGCCCCACTTCTCACCCGCTGCTTCTCCTGTCCCTTTACGGGGGATAGTCTGAATGGCCGGATCGGACGCGCTCAATCGTCCTATTTCTGTACCATGAAACTTATACGTTGGGTGGACTCTATCATCTTCCCCAATGAATCTATCCAAAGTATTGTTGATATAGGAGGATAAGAGCTTGCTCAGACTCTTAAACTCAGACAGGCACTTTAGCCATTCATAGGCCGGATGGTCAGTACTTAGCTTATCCATGATTTGTGACGTGGCCGCCTTGCAAGTAGACCGTGCCGCAAACTTGTTGCTTCTTGGCACAGGCAGGGCAAAGTAATCATAGATAATCTCAGCCACCTTCTTAGGAGAACGCGGATTAAACTCTCTACCGCACAGGGAGGTCAGCTTTTCAAAGACCGCTTTCATGGCTTCCATTAGCTCATGCCGCGTGCGTTTAGCATGATTCTTGTGGATCAATACTCCCCTGGCCTCCATTTCAATGAAGGGTTCTTGCGCGGCCATAAGAGGGAACATGAATGGCTGGTCAAAGAGGCCCTGTGCTTTAAGCTCTTGCTCAAGCATTTCCCACAAGATCAGGTTGTAGTACACGTCTTGGGCATTGTACTTATAGAGGACTTCATCAGGAATTAAGGAGTAATCCTTCTTGCGCCCAATGTACTTTGACAATTCCTTTTCGTATTCGGGTGCATCCAATAGCAATCCAGACAAGTATTTTAGGCCATGTTGACTACTCTCATCTAAGACGTAATGGGCCAACATCGTGTCATAGGTAGGATAAACGTACAGGCCCAACTCGCGCATACGCAAGCAGTCAAACTTCATATTGTGCCCGACGATCTTGTAATTGGCAAATAGCTCTTCTAAGAAAGTCTTAGTCGCTGGTAGATAGATGCACTCTTTAGGAATGACTACTAACATCTTGTTGTCGTACATGGCAATAGATAGTATCTGTGAGTTACGGGCTAATGAGGCCGATTCAATATCCAAACATACCGTGCCGTTGCTGATCACCTCTTGCGGCCTGTGCTGTAGGTCAGTAGCAGTCAGAATGGTATAGTCGGCCTTAAATTCACCTAAGACGTTCTTGCCTTGTAGGGCCTTGTGCAAAGGGATGGTCAGACCGGATAAGGCAGAAGGAAAGCGCAAGATGTAAGCCGGATGATAGCCGCACATCACACGGCCTGACCACATCCCCACACGTTCTGTGATCTTACCCGGCCCCAACAGTGCGTTAGCTGCTTGTGCCCCTAAAGCTAAGACGGGTGCATTAGGCCATTGTGCTATCTCTGCCTGTAGCCGTGGCTGACAGATAGTCGCGGCCTGTGCATTAAAGACATTGCCTTCAGGGTGGCAACCAAGTACGTTTGTAATATAGCAGTCAGTACGGTTGATACCTGCATTTGCTAAGACAGCATTCAGCAAGTCACCTGACTGCCCCACAAATGGTTTACCTTCACGCGCCTCATTTTGTCCTGGTGCTTCTCCTACAATGATAAGCCGCGGGTGTTGACACTCTTTGGCAGGCACAAAAGGTCTGTCTTTAAGTGGACAGTTTGCACAAAAATCGTATGGCCCCATAATACTCCTATTCTTTCTGTTTGTAAATAGCCTCTGCTTCCATATAAGCAACAACAATACGTCTAAATCTATCTAAAGTCTCGCCATCTTTAATATAGTCTTCTATTTCATGCTGCAACCACCATCCCGCAGTGATAGCTTTTATGGCCCATACAATAAAATCAAGCAGACAACTTAATAAAGTAGCCCCTGAAGCACCAAAAAAGCGGAAGAATTGCCACTTATAAGTACCTTCTTTAGTATCTCTTATTATATTAAGTTTGCAAATAGTTTTGAGCATATCCTCGAATTTCTCTACTTGTATAACTTCTTTCTCTTGTAAAGTAGTCATAGTTATTCTCCTTCTGTTTGAATTTGACTTGAATCATCAGGACTAACCGGCTCTAAGATAATCACATCACCAAGCATCTTCTTTCTTCCCTTTATTCTTCATAGCCCACGATGACGTATTAGTGTAGAGTGGGCCAGTAGATTCTTTCTCTAATACTTGTTGTCGGTCGATAACTTCCCATTCCTCAGCTACTTGTTTAGGATTAGGAATGTTTGCCCGAATATATGTATCCCATGAATCTTTAGCGACAACGCGATAACCCCACATCTTAGAATATTCATACGCCGTGCCTGTACCCTGCATAGACACAGGGCGACAGAGCTTGTCAGTACCAGCAACGGCTAATAATGCTTCTATCATATTCATGGTGCTTTCCTTCCTGTCATTGTGCTTATCCTACTATAAAAAGACTTCAAAGTATATACATTCAAGCTGTCAATGTCAAAGCTCTTAGAGTTAGACAGAAGATCGTAGCAAAGATGATCGCAATTATAATAGTATCGTTAATGAAAAACGTTGCTATTACTGTCCAAAATATGCTGTTTAATAGAGCTAATATTCGTAGCATTAGTAAGGATTCCTCCATCGTCCAACACCAGCTAACCAAAGCACGACAATTATTGCCACAAAGCAAACGGCTGCACTCATCGCCGCTATGTCAAGAGCAATGCCCAAGACTAATAGAGCAATAAGCAATAACGCCGCTGTACACACACCTGCCATAAGTAGACTCTTCATCTTCTTCTCCTATCCTAAATTCAAGATTAGTTTACTGCCTTTGATCTCACTTGGCACGTCCAAGACTTGACTGGCACGCTCTAAATCTACCCCGTAAGTTAGTACAACTTTACCATCAATGTTGCGTGCTTCTGGTGGGAGCATATACTCCCCTAATAGCTCATCTATTTGGCCCCGAATAGCATTTAGTGAAAGTATTTCCATGCGCTGTCTTGCCATTTGCATAGCATAGTAACTATAGGCAGGAGCAAGCTGGAAATAGAAATGGCCCTCTGTTACTTCCCACAAGAAGCTAGTGCTATTCCTGACCGCTGCATTGACTACAAACTCAATGAATTTATCATTTGCCATAGGAGCACGGCCCATCTTAGGATTGTAGACACACTCCATACTGTTCTGTAAAATATCTGGTTCGGGAATGCTAACTGGCTTATCTAACAAGATTTGAGCAATGTGCTGATAAATAAGCATCCCCATGTAGACCACGGCATAGTTATTACGCACCCGATTAGGGAGTGTAAAAGCAAAGGCGGTTTGCATTGCATTACGGGCCTTCTGCAACAACGGTTTGACATCCAGACGTAATTGCTCACGATAAATTGCGTATGGCAATCCGCCCCACTGATTGTTCATTAGTAGGTTGAACATAGTGTGGGCCTCTGTACCCTCAGCAATGTAACCCGGTGCAAAGTGTACAGGAATGCTTCTCTCCATAGCCGCTGGATCGTCTATTTGATCTTCCCCATCGATACTGAATGGGGCCAGCAAGGGATAGTCTGTAGTAGACTGATCCGCATTACCACGTGGATCGTGGCCCATGTCATAGGACAAGAGCACGTAACGAATGAAACCTTGAATGTTAGATGAACGAAATTCACTGAAGGCCACAGGAATATTGTTCATCGATCCCAACAGAGTCAAGATCACGAATCGGGTAGTGTTAGCATCATAGGTGCGCTCTCTGTCATAGCCCATTAAGGGTTGGAAGGCTTTAAGCACGGTAGAGGACTTACCACTGCCCCGTGTGCCAAAGAGGTTTAGCACAGGGAAGCGATAGTCAATCTCTTCCAACACCGGTTTATGAAAAGCGGCAAAATACCAGCCGATCATAGGCCAGATAACTTCCGGTTTATTGATCTTAGGCAGAATGTTCAATAGCTCTACATTCGGTGGTTCTGTGCTAAGGACAATCTGAGGTATCTCCCTCCCCCTATCTATAAACGTGTAGGGAGCCTCTGTACCGGTCTTGATTACACCATAGCTGTCTAATGCACCCGTATTAGTCACTAAATAGTCACCATGTTTGCCTAAGCAGGGTACAGCATTGGAACAAGGATAACCTAATTCCTGCAATTTTAACGTCAAATACAGCAACAATTCCCGACAATCAGCATCCTTGCCCAACCATATCCAACTGGTACGTGGCAAAGATTTTTGCAAAGAAGCAGTGGAATTGAATGCTGATTTGGGGAAAGCTATATTCTCCCACATATCAGCAATGCCACTGGCCCGTACATCAGCCAGAATAAAATCCTCATCCAAACCAGCTAATATTTGCTTGGGATTGATTACAAAGGTAGACAGCCGATAAGCATTCTTGTTTCCGGCCTTACGATAGAAACCGTCCTCAGTCTCAAATATTTCTGAAGATACTGAAGGCGACTTCTCTTTAGTCGCTTTTTCTATAGTAGTAGTAATATAGTGCTCGCCCGATTCACGGTATTTATCACCACAGGCATTGTACTCGAATAATGCCTCTATGACTTCTGATTCAAATACCTTGACCAACTCAGCAACAATGGCCCAATCACGTTCTGAACGCGACTTGTAACCCCGTGCATCACCCGTCACGATCTTGCGTAATGTCTTTTCTGATAGCTTTTCAAAAGTAAGAATCAGGTCAAGATCATAGACGTGTTCCGGCTCGAATAGGATTAGCTCTACAGGTTTAGGGTTCTTAGCCTCTTTGGTATTGGCAGTACCAGGAATGCGTAAAATTCTGGTACAGTCATAGGTATGATCGCCGTTGTTGGCCTGTGCCATAAGTTTGTTAGCTCTTTCTAACTTATCCATATCAGCACAGGGAGCAGTGAGCTTCCAATAAACGTGATAGCCATTGCCACTACTAACGATCATGGTAGGTGGCAGTAACCATGTCTCTTGTGGTTTGGATTCGTCATAGTCAATCCAGACCACATTAGAAACGGCTACATAACCTTTATCCAATCCGGGCGCTTTACGGGCGGCCAGACCAAAAAAAGCTGGACTCGCAAAGTATTCTGGAATATTGCTTAAAAATTCACTAATAATTTCATGCCGCGTGTGCTCAGGATATATCCCCCCCTCTCTGATTTGTACATAGTATTCCTCTAAACCCCCAAAGATCAGCTCGAAAAAGTCCTTGACCGTTGCCATAAAGCTCCTTTGTAGTGTATGAGATATTGCGGGGGCGAGTATTGCTACCCGCCCCCATAAGAAAGGAGGTCATGCTGCCTGTTTAGCCGAACAGGCCCTTGCGCTTAGTTTCGGTTGCTGGTGCTGAAGGCAGAGACGCAGAGCGTTGCGCTGCCTGACTGTCAGCTTTGACGAATTTCTGCACGTCAGGATATTCCCGTCCTTCACGCAGCGACACGACTGCCAGACCGGTTGCACCCTGCAACTGTGCCAGATTGATCTCAGCCACACCTTCACCAAAGATGGCTTCCATATCGCCCTTCAGATAGCTCAGGGATACATCGTTATCCAGCACGTAATTCTTGAACAGCCGCCGATTGGTAAATTCACCCTCTGCAATCTTGACCGTCAAAGACAGCATCGGGTTGCCCTTCTGCGAAGTCGTAGATTCAGCAGAGATAATCTCCACCTTGTAGATACCATCAGGCACTTGTTCAAACCCCTTGACACCACTCAGATTCAGCACACCACTATTCAGAATACCCATCGTAATCAGTCTCCTTGTAAGATTTTGTACAGCTTAGTAATAGTTGGATTTGGTACAAACTCTGGTGGATTAGGCACTCCCTGCCATTTTGCTACAAAGTTAGTACCACCCCGTAAAATCAGCACGTTAAAAATGTCTTGTGTTCCTCCTTCTTCATCGGCATATTTTTTAGCTTCAATCGTTTGCTGATAAGATAAGCTGGTAATATTCACCAGCCGCCCTAACAATAATGCATGTGATGGTACTTCATAAGCTGCCTGGCCTTTAATTAATGGATGCAGATTCTCTGTACCTAATGCTGGTAACTCACTATGCCGTACCAATGCGGTCATAAACATGTGGATAGGCAACTTAAAAAATTCGTCGCTAATCCTACTCATATGTTCGAGTGTTTTATTCCACGTATCAAAGTCATATTTTGCCACTAAATCTCCGAAAGACCAGTTGCTACCACCACTACCAGTAATCTCTTGGAAGGAACGCCGTTGCACATGCGTTAGACCATCAATAGCTAACGACTTAAAGCTGTCTACACCTAACTTGTCTAAGTAACCAAAGATAGTAGGCCACGGCTCCCTGTCTGGCATGGTTGCTGGTCTTGGCTGCCCCTGTGCAATCCATTCATAGAACAAGTCCAGATCGCCCAGCTCTTCAATATCGAATACTAACGGCTGAGGATCATACCAGCGCAAACTGGCCGGTTGACCTCTGAAATTGAGCACTAACAAAGGACTGGTAGCCGTACAATTCATAGCCGATCCAATGAGCGTCGTCTTGCCTGATCCCGAATCACCATAGAACAGACAGCGCAATAATGCGGATTCCTCATTCAAGTTAATAGATTTCATTATTATCTTCCTCTACATAGGTATAAAGATTGGCTGAAGGACAATAACCACAATGTACACATTTACCAGGATCAACAATAGTAGGCTTTGACATTTCATGGCCCAACAGATAGCAGCAATCTTTTGCACTATAGCCCATATCCTCTAACACACGGCGCAAGCGTGTAGTAGCCACCAGGCGACCAAGATACCGACTAAAGCGGTCTTTTGCTGAACAGATTGCTTTGGCAATGATAGTAATGTTACCAATCTCTACCCAAGCAATAGTCATACCACCATACGGCGATAACGATGCGCCCGTAATTCCCCATCCAGCAAGCTCTTTAGGTGTGTTTGAGTAGCGTTCGATTCTTTCTGCTCGCATGTTACGTTCATAGACAAACATAGTCAAACGCTGATGCTGATAACGCACCTTCTTAACGTTTGATTGCTCATACAGTTTCATGCTTCTTCTCCTTCTGTAGGTGTCTCCCAAAATTCACGATTAGTAAATAGTGTATCCAGTAAGAATTGATAGTCCCCTCCCATATCCTTCTTGCCACACGCATCTTTGAAGGGACAATAGCCACAATGAATACCACTCATCGAATAGCAAGGTAGATTAGGGTCAGCCATTAACTGTGCATCAGAGTACAATCCATACATAAACTCTTGAATCTGCTCTGGAGTACGGTTGACTTTAATCTCCATGAAGAACGGGTTTTCATCTACCATTGACAAGTAGTTAAGTATCTCATGGTTCTCTAGCATCAACTGTGAGAGTTTCTCAGCCGGATTGTCATAAGCACTGGCTACCTGTCTTAGCTGTCCTAATACCCACTCATAAGTGGTCTTTTGTGACTTGTCTTGACTGTACTTGCCTGATGCTAACACCCGCAAATCACAGGGGGCAGCTTTAACCAAAAACCGATACAGGATACCTTCAAGCGGTTGACCAAAAAGCTGACTGGCTGCCCACGTATAGGCCGTGGCTTGGGGGTATTTAGTAACCCACATAGTAGAACGCATGTTCGCCGTGGTCTTAAATTCCAGCAGATAGAGCTTGCCCGTGGCCTTGTCGCGTACTACCCCATCAAAGCGTCCTGACAGATGGTAAGGAGAGGCCGGTGCGCCCATGACGCCGCCTTCAGGGAGAGGCACATCAAACTCTTGTTCCATAGACACAACTTCATAGGCCGCATCTTTCTGCCACTCAGTAACCCATAGATGATAGTGATAGAGCATTGCCACACACTCTTTGTACATCTTAGTATAAATGGCAACTTCCTCTTTCCAGATAGGAGAGACCTCCCCCGCCTTCTTGATTTGCTCATTGTACCATTCATCAAAGGCAGCGATAACGGATTCTACACCGCGCTCATTGGCAGGGGTATTGTAGTAGCCTTGTAGAGCAACGTGAATACCAGAACCCTGTACCAAAGGCAAAGGTCGGGCTTTAGGAGTAAGGTTGTGCCCAAAGAAAGCTGATCCCCACTTCCAGGCACGGCGACATTTGCGGAATTGCTGCACATCGGTAATGTGGAGGGCTGGCAAGGCCCCTGTGCTATTGTATATTGCTCCTTCAGTCATGGTAAAGCTCCTTTCTTATTATGGCCCTATTGTACTACTAAACTACTTCAAAGTACATATATGTTCTATAGTTTCTTAATAATGTCCTGAGCACATAAAGCTAAGATTGTAAAAGCAGCTACCCCGATGCTATAGACTATACGTGTGCCACCAGACATATCTTTTGCTACAAAGTCACTGGTGGCTAATAGATAAATACATAGTAGCAGCACAAACGGTCTGACTACCCTCACTACTTTCTTAATCTTCATTGCTCTCCACCACCTCTTTGTGTACCTGCAAATCCTCTAAGAAGGCCCTGACCATAGACACAGCACTCCAACGGTTCTTCAGGCTCTTCTCAGCTAATTCATCTACAGAGCCTTCTACCTTCAAGGTGATAATCTGAGCACCGTGGTCTGAGTCAATCCGGTTTACTCGGTGCATGGCCTGTTCTGTCAATGTAACGTCAGCAATCATGTCATAGAACACCAGGGCATAGGCTTCTTGTAGATTCAGACCTGTGCCCATTGTGTGTACCGTTCCGACTAAGAATTGCTGGTTGCCTGCTTTCCAGTCCTTGACTACCTCATCACGTGCTTCCTGTGGCATATCACCTGTGATAGCGACAGTATCAAAAACACGGGCCACGGCATGGGCTGACTCTTTGTAGTGCGTGAGGATCACAGCCGGTTTGTTAAAACCCTCAGCCCATTCTCTTAGCCACTCCATTTTGACACCTTCCATTGGTGAGAAAATCCAGGGACAAGAAATGATCTTCCACAGATAATTCATGCGGGTCAGGGCATTCTTGATTGTGACCAGGTTATCGCCCAACCAGGTCTTGACTTCCTTCTTGGCTTTTTGATAGAGGGCTTTCTGGCCCGATTCTAAGAACAGCGGTACAGTCGTGTAGATTAACTGAGGCATATCAGCCCGGACTTCATTCTTAGTACGTCTAAGGCCAAAACCAGACATTAAGGTAGCTAAGATGTCAGCATTCTTAATGCCTTTGATCTCTCTGTATCCGGCCCAAGTGTCCCGATAATCTACAAACTGGTTAAAGAATTTCCAATAAGATCGATACTCAGGGCAGTCAGGACACATCCACCGTAACTGTGACCACAACTCAGACACGTCTTTGCCCCACGGGGTGGCAGTCAAACCTATACGTCCTGCCAGTTTAGGTGTGACTTCCCACAGGGCCTTTGTTCTGAGGGCTTTGCGATTCTTTACAAAGTGCGCTTCATCGGCGACTACAACACCCCAAAAGATTTGCTTAAATTCCTCTTTGGCAATTCTCAGCCCATCGTAATGCACAATCGTCCATACAGGAAAACTACCAGACTGAGCTATATCATGCAAGAATACTTGCTTGCCTGTGTCATTATAGAAGCGCCCACCCACATCGGCTATCATTACAGTATCATCAGGGTAGACTTTAGCTATCTCATCACGCCACTGACCGCGTAACGTAGAAGGGCAGACTACCAGAATCGAGCCATGTGTTATAGGCACAATCTGTTTAGCCGCGACAATAGCTTGACGGGTCTTGCCAAGTCCTGGTTCATCCCACAGAAAGCCGCCTGTGCTATCCACCAGGAATTTGACGCCGATCTTCTGATAGTCAAAGAGATTTTCAGGCATTAGCTGTCTCCAATACTTTAATAAGTGTACAAACATCTTTCAAGAAATTTAGCTCATCACGTTCTTGTTCTGTAAGACCACCCCAACCTTGTACGCTTACAATGCACTCTAAAGTCTCTTTGTGCTTTTTAATATTATATAACAAAGCTAATCCAATGAGAGCGTCGCGCATTTTTCGAGCATTAAGATACATGCCCAAATCTTTTGGATTGACTTGCATAGTAGCAGAATCAAAGTCTGTTATAGTTATATTAATCATTAACTGTCTCCACGAATTTATTGTTGTTTTCCAGATAGGCCATAGCAATACGTAACGCATCCCGTTCATGTCCTGTTAGTTTGTGCAGATCAAAGTATTTAGATAGACGGGTGTCAGGCCACAACTGCTTGCTCTGAGAGGCAGGTATGACATGTGGAGTAAGGTTGTTAACAAAGCACAACTGTTCAAGCGCCCCAATACGCCGTGCTGCAATGAGCGTATTGTTAATTAGTGACTGCGCTTTAGCCGGATAGACTCGAAATTCCTCCATTGCTACTACATCAGCCGCCGACCAATTGATAAGATCAGTATTATTAAAGGCTTGTAAGAGTTTCAATTCTTCATGGTCTACCAACAAGGGCAGTCTTGTAGCATCCTTACCTTGATCTACTACCACAAAGCCAGTCGTCTCACCAGGATCAAAAGCAAAAACTAACATAATAAGTCCTTTTCCTTTCTTCACATTGCACAGGGAGAGGCTCAATAACGATTCTATAACAGCCTCTCCCTGTTTGCAGGGTCAGAGTTAGTTAAGTAACCCTGAGCCAACACCTTTGTTTTCGGTAGCTTCATCTACAGGGGCGACAGGTAGCGATTGCAGCATCAGCAAGACGATTTGTTCACGCAAATGCTTATGCAACTCGGCTACAGTAGCAAACTGATAGTCTTTAGCAGTGAAGTCAATAATGAAGCATTCACTAAGCATGGTAGCTACCACGTCACAAATCTTCAGCAAGAAGGACAACGGTTCAGTGCTGGTTTTGAAGCAGGACAAGAACAGTTTGCTATCTTCAGTATCGTGAATGAGTAAGCCTTCTTGATCCTCAAACAACTTGAACACTGCTTTGGCCGTTTGCTCTAACTGTGCTTCAGTAATATGCTCTTGCTCTTCAGGTATTTGATCCATTGCTTTTCCTTTCCTTTATTATATATCTATCATACTACCAAACTGCTTTGAAGTATATACAGCTAGTCCAGAAAGGCATACGGATCAATCCGCTTACCTACTTGCTTAGACTTTTCTGCCTCACCCTCTACAGGGCCTTCTTCACGCTGACGAAATTCAGCCACTAGGGCTTTGACAGTAGCTAAGTCCAGCATAGCCTTACCCTTAATACGTACAGTGCGAAACTTGCCAGTTTTCTGCCATTGGTAGACAGTCTGAGTGCTCTTGCCCAACAGGGACGCGACCTCTTTGATACTGTAATACTCCTTTTCTGCAAACGTCACAGTAATGCTCATAAACGTTCCTCCTGAATAAACTCGAATGCCGCGTCGCGGTCTAACACACCATTGACAAATACGCGGTCTAACAGTCGGGCCAGCCGCTTTTCATCTAAGTTATCTATGATTGCCAACGCCTTCAAGTAGCTATCATAGGACAACTTTAGCTTCAAATACTCAGTCAACTGCCCGACCTGATTCTGCTTTTGGGCCTCTGCCTCAGTCTTAATAATTGAGCACGCCACAGTGATTGTCTGTCGTGGCCCAAGATTGAGCGTCACCTCAGCCACATCGCCCTTTATGACCACGTTCTCTATAATGGCTTTCATTTGAACATTGCCACAACCAGGCCAATAAGACACAGAGCCAACAATACCCAAAAGAACGGCTCCCACATAGCCAGACACCCGAAAATAACAATGCCCACAGACAGCAACATATAGACAGTCAACTTCATTGGCCCACGATTATCTTCCATTTCAATTTCCTTTCCTATCCGAAAATGAGAGTTAAAGCATAACTGGCAAGCATACATTCCAGCACTGCTACCATACAACACCAGAAGAAGAACCACGCATCGCGTACTTCGGCAATCCGATCTTTGTCATTCATCGCTTACCTCTTTGTGGCGGTTGCTGTACATTGAATTGCTGTACATAAATCTGCCCACAATGTGGACACTGCCAAGTAAAATGGTCAAAGGCCGATTCGATGAGGATCATGGCAATGTGACATAGAGCGCAAATCATTGGCACACCTCCTGACAATCGGCATAGCATTTATCAGGTTTCCCCTGTGCTTGACGGGTTTGAATGTCTACACACTTCTGAATACAGACTGACTCACACCCGTCAATCCAGTCGTAGACTCCCAACAAGCCTAAGGCCCATAGAATAGCTAAGAGCACAATGAGCACCACTAAAACATAAGCTACCTTCATCTTGACTCCTTTCAATTGATTGCTATAAGGTGGCACATCAGGGACTCGAACCCTCTTGTATGGACTGACCCTCTCAGGCAGACTCTCACCATGAGCCTCTTTTTAGCCATACTTTATTTATGCGCCATAAAGACAAAGGATAGGGTTGCGGACTCGAACCGCACCAACCTGGCTTCTGGCCGGTTAGATGCTATCATCTTCTCGGTAGCTAACCGATACTTGCGGCATCGTCTGGTCTCAGGCGAAGGGAGCTACCCCCCACCCTCTGACCGTAAGCACTTCCCTGTGCTGACCCCAAAATCCTTTGTCTAAGTAGCCATAAGGACTCGAACCTTCACCAGTAGATTGCTCCCGTCCTTTCATTTTTTGGGGATGTGTACCCTATAAGCACTCAAATGGACTCGAACCAAAATTTTCTTGTGGCAACGGACTTCGAGAGCCACTCACCGCCTGCCCGTCGTCTCCCGGTGGCTAATCCGGTCACACGTCACGAGGCTACCACATAGATGTTTTTCCGATTAAACTATGAGTGCATATCGACGGGGTCTGCTTTTACGACTGCCTTATCCGTCATTTGCGGTGCTCGTCACTACACCTTTCGACCAGCGGCGCGCCTCCATTTTGCTTTCGCAAGGTTTGTCTGTGCGCTACCCTTACCTAAGTCCTCTGCCGCCTGTGGAGCATAGGGGACTCGAACCTGATCTCACCCTCCAATGTACTGTCCACTGTACGATTGCCTAATGTGGAGGTGGCGGGTGCTGCCCCCGCGTCTACAGTTTGCCTGTACAGGCCCTAAACTGTATCGATTCCTGGTCACACCCCCGCTTGTTAAGGTTCTATTATGCTCTTATTATAGCTGTAAACTACTTTGAAGTATATATAGTTAGCTATCTTCCTGTGCATCGTCCTTGTGTTCATGCAGGAAGATACACGTCAAGTCTAAGTCTACCCTCTCCCCTCCTACCATTTGATTGACTGCATAGAGAATGTTGTTCTCCGCCTTATAAACATCATCATAAGTACATTGACTTTCATAATAGTCCATAGAGATAGCATGAAAGCCGTCAAGCAACTCTTCTATGATTGCCTGTTGTAGCTCAGTCAGTTTAGGATATTTGTCACTCATGGCTATCCTCCTTAGCATTCAGCAATCCGGCATTCATATCTAACAAAGCCTTGTTTTCTCTAAGCAGTCTATCGGATAGATCAATAGCTTCCTGAGCATTATCAAATGCGTCTATAGTATCTTCAATACCATCTTTAGTGCCAAGCGTATAGCCTAAGAAGAACGCAATGAACAAGGCGACAATGACCGCGACAGTCGTGAAGGTCTGGTCTGGTGCATAGACACCTGCTAACCCAAGCAGCATTGCACAAACCACCAGAGCGACAAAAGTTACAAACGCATCTTCAATCTTCATTGGTGCTATCCTTAGTAGGCAAACGCATCTACTACCATTGCTACCTGCGCTACCTGACCATCAGTGCGATTGATCCACATATCGTCGGGCAGGTCGGGCAATTGATCCACGGGCACTTCAGCATACCCTAAGACCACATGGGCCGTAGCGGTATATGAATAGTCCCGATGGGCCTGTGCCTCTTTACGAATAGCCTCAATTGCACAGGGGGCAGGTTGCTTACCCGCAAACGTGCATCCAATGAAGGGCTGGAAAGGGCCTTGTACCACCTGTGCATCACCTGTCGCTTTCATCAGTCGGGCCATGCGTTTGATTGAAGGTGAACCTGGTTCTTGTGCGTACATATGCCCATCTGGAAAGACAATCAATACCTTATCCATAAACTTTCCCATTGTGACAATTCGATCTTTCATCTTACATCCTCCAACCAGGGAATAGGGACATGATCTTGTCGCACATCTTTTTAGCATAACCAGGTTCTTCTTTAGCGTACTTGGCACTCAAGGCCGTGTTATCCATAGTCCAATCTTCAAGTGCATCTAACGCTTGTAGGGCTGGTTCAAGATCGGCAATCTTGCCCTTCAGCGGGTGGCAATCACACCTGAGTAAGCAATAACCAGATGCAATGTGAATGTATCCGTAACGGTAGCTACCCACTTTGCGAATTTCGAGTGTCAGGTTGCCTACTTGGTAGTAGCTATTGCGGCCCTTCTCTGCCTCAAAGGTTTGCAATTCAGCACCAGTGTCAGTTTTGATCAACTTCTTGCATGTCTGTACCCGTTTCATTAGTGTGCTCCTTTCTTGTAAGTTTCTGCCATATGATCTAAGAATTTGACAATCAACTCTAAAGCATCGTCAGGGATAATCTCTACTAACCATTCCCGACCAAAGCGATAACCACGCTTGGGGCAAGTAACGTTCTTGGCTAATTCATAATTCAGTAGTCCACGTTTGCGTGCCTCTTTGACCAGCATCAGCCCTTCAGTAGTAAGTACCTGTTCAGCTTGCATACACTCACAGTCAGGCCGAAGGTCATTCAAATGCCAACGCTGCCACAATTCTACTAACTTCTGGACTTCGGGCCGCGCATAAATGCGAGCGATTTGATCTTGACACTGCCCACCACCCGCATATCCAAAGCCACCCCGCTTGCCCCGATGAGCCATGACTGTGCCTACAAAGGAGAGCGTCTGGTAGGATTGCACCTTTGCGTGCTGTGTGGTGAAAGCCTCACGCTGCTCTTCTTTCAATTTTATATCTACAATCACCCGATATGTATGATCTTCTTCAGGTACATAGCGACTCGGTAAACTGATGTGCCAGGTCTTGTTCATCGTGTTCATTCCTTTCTTATCTGATTATGTACTTATTGTAGCACGTATATTGTTTGAAGTACATATAGCTAATACGCTTTATTGCTCAATTCGTACTCTTTGATTAGCCGATAATAGGTGTTCAGGCTGACGTGGTTGTCTTTGCAGTTTGCCAGCACTGGCTTACCAGCGGCCTTGTCTTTGAGCACCTGCATATAACGTGCTTCCTTATCACTTGTAACACGCTTGTGGGGGTGCTGCCCCTGTGCTTTGAGGGTATCATATAGGGTAGCCAGTGACACATGATATTTACTGGCAATGTCCCTGACCGTCATGCCGTCATTGTACGACTGCACAATGGCCGCATTGCGAGCGTCACGATAGGCGCTCATTACGCCTAACTTTTTCAATTCTTCATAGAAGGTTGTCTTGCTAATGCAAGTTTCTTTGACTGCATCTTCTACACACACACCTGCAATCACCAATTGCCATGCTTGCTCTACTGCCTCTAAGATGTCATTACTCATTGCTATCCTCCACTTTATAGTCTTTTAACAAACGTTTGTACTCAGCCGGTTTGACTTCGATGGTAGGCAAATGTAAAGGTACAGAGCAATCTAAGTAAGACCAATGCTCTTTCAAATAATGAATATATACATTCCCACCTTCATAGCCCTCATCTAAAGCCACTGTGCCTTCACTCGTGGTAACTAACCACAAACGACGCGGATTGCCATTGGTATCATTAGTAGTGCAAATGTGCTGCACTAATACTTGCTTAAGGTTTAAGCTTGGCATTGTCTAACCTCTCTTTGATATTCTTATTTATAGTAGACAGCATTAACTTAATTCTACCATATAACTGTATGATCTCTGCTTCTGCCTCTTCAGCCGATTGCACAGGCCATTCGATCTCTTCATCACCGGATAAGGCCATAGCAATCTCTTGATTAGATACTGGCAAACCGTCTGGTTCATCACCCCGCATCAGGCGGACTTCATGTATAATTTCAAAGTAGTCCAGACCTTGCAAACTTCTTTTTGGGTCATAGATTCTACGAATGGTTTCCTTATCCATTTAGACCTCCAACTGATTGTCTTTTAAGGTTGCTTCTTGCCCTAAAATCTTACTGGCAAAGTATAGCGCATCGTTTAAGAAAGCATAAGGATAGGCAAGGCTAACATCGTACCAAACACTACCAATCGTTGCTTTGATATAGTAGTAACCATCCTTTGCATCAAAAGTTACTTCTACTCCTACAATACGCTTGTTAGGCATTGGTATCCTCCTGGCCGTATGTACCTTTGCTGGCCCCTTCTTTGCAGTAGTAGGCCGTGCCATAGTGACTTGACATTTCCTTCCATGCCTCAGCACGTGCGTGGTTGCGATAGTCACGCATATCGCACATGAAAGTAAATTGCTTTACACGCTCACTGAACATGACGTTTTGCTTGCAAATTGGGTGCAGGTTGTGGGCATACTTCATGTTGTGATACAAAAAACGTTTCCTACCTTCTAACATATATTCACGCATGACTATCCTCCTTTACCTTTCTTGCACTCAATATGCGCCCATTGCAGCAGGGATTTAGAGTAGACGTTCAGACCACGAAAATGTATACTGCCACAAGCCTTAGTACGGGCCATTGCAAATCCCGATTCTGCCCACTTCCAAAATGAGAGTTTCATCGCACCACCTCTACAAAGACTTCATCCAAGTCAGTGCGCTTGTAGACTTGTACAGGCATTCCAATACTCTTTGCCGCCTGTGCATATGCATTTTCCAACACGCCCATGTAACCAAACGGGTGCACATCAGGGCATTTGTACCACTGCCCATTAACGTATAGCTGCACCCGATAACCGCCAATGTAACGTGCAGTAGGATTTTTGGATTGCTCTTCTTCGATCTTCGCACCCCGGCAAATCCCACAATCAACATATTCGATAACCTTCTCTAAGTCTGTGCCTTGATACAGTAGCTTCTTCATCGTCTGTTCCTTTCTCTGATTATGTTTATATGATACACCATAAATACTTCAAAGTATATACAGTCTAATCTTCCTCAAAATAGTGGCCGGATACTCTGATATGACGCTGATCTGCCAGTGATTGTACAATGATAGTGTGTATCCCAATTGAGTAAGGCCAGTCATTATCGCACAGGGGTTAGGCGACTACCATAAACCGTTCGGGTACAGGTCGGTACTGGTTTCTCTTTCCCCGTCCTGTGGTGTACCTCAGTGCTGGTAATGTGCCGATGCTGCCCAATTGTGGGAGTTTGCTGTGATGGTAGTTTGTCCTGGTGCTTAACATGGATGGTATTCTCCTTTTTATTTGATTGTTTGATCTGTTTATGTATGTTTAATTGAATGCTGGTTGCTCTTTGGTAATCTGCTTGTTGGGCTATGATAGCCTACCAGGGTTGGGCTAACTCTGCTTTGAAGGCACGTTGCTCTGCAATGTCTTTGCGAAAGGCACGGCGGCCTGATTTGGTGTGCAAGAGTTTGTAGATTACCTCACCCCAAAATCCAAAGCGTTCATACTCTTCACCATTGAACACGATCTTGAATTGGTTGGGTACTCCCTCAGCCACGAATAGCCAGATACGGCTATGGGGTCTGTGCTCTACTAATCTGTATCCTGCGATGTGCTTGCTCTTGCTCATTGGTCGTTCTCCTTCTACTATCTGGTTGTGGTTCACCCCCACATAATGTGGGGAAGTTTTGTTTATGCTTGCTGAATAGTCGTTGCGATGTCTGCATCTGATAGACCTGATAAATCGTACTTTTCACAAAATTCATCCGGTTCAGATTCACGCATTGCATGTATTGTAGCAACTACATCAGCATAGTCCATGTGCCGTGCTTCTTTCTGTGGGTCAAACATCTCCTGTAAATCGTCTGCTGTCGGTTGTAACTTACTCATCTGTCTATCTCCTTATCTGATTGTTTTTGATTATGTATATATCATATACCATATCTGCTTCAAAGTATATATAGCTGCTACATTGCTGGTGAAGTGGAAGGCCGTAAATATGGTTAGAATCGAAAGCACAAATTTATAACAATCCATTCAAGGAAATTTGAGTACAGAAAAAATCTGATAGGGTTTGAATGTTTTAACCTCCCCTACTCCCCTCCCCTACCCCCTTTGAGGGCCAAACCACTAAATGTGGGGGAGGTTTTTCAGATGGTTTTCTTACTTGTTAACGTCGGTTAACGACAAGTAATAAAACAGTAAGAATTTTGGTTAGAACGGTCAAACTTCAAGTTAGATTGAATCGTATTTAACTTATTTGAAGTCTTTGTGTATTTTTGAATTACTACATAAATTGTTGATAATAGAGGATTATGCCCGATTCTGGTAAGAATTGTAGGTCTAATTCTAACTTTAGAGGGTAGTAAAGTTAGAATTTGGGGTATGGTATATATCTATTCCAGAAACGTCCCGTACAAATGCTGAAGAGTATATCCTACAATGAAAATGAAAGAGAAGAAAAAAATCAATTATTATTATTATTTAATTTTGTTTTTCGTCGAATTGATTTTACATAACAAAACTGGAATAGATATATATTATATATCTATTATCCATGACCACCATATATAGTAGTAAAAGTTAGTAGCTAACACCCACCCACCTTTCTCATTACGCGAAGGCCATTTCGCGTAGTCATAGGTGGCCTACTTCGCGTAGTCATAAGGGGGCCATTTCGCGTAGTGAGAGCGGCCTGTGGCGTGCCGTCGTCGTGGTATCCTGGTAAGGTGATAGGTGATGTGTCTGGTATGCCTTGCTTGTTGATCCTATATGCCTTGTCTGTGGTGTGCTTGTTGGGTATGTCTGTGGTAAGGTATACCTTCTACAATGACCGTACAAGCGTTTTAAGGTTGATCGTGTATAAAACATTGGATATGCTATTATCGCCTTGTGATGATACCTTAAAATCGCTTATATGGCATTCTGTGACTATGTTTTTATGCTGTCTTGTGTGTCCTGGTATAGATACCTTGTGTGTATAGCATGAGGATACCATACAAGGATATAACTATTTAATTGTTAAGGTACTTGTCTTGTGCCTATAACGCACAATAGCCTATAAACACGGCTTGTTACTTGCCTTGTTTATAGGCTATTGTGTGTTACTCTTCTATTGTTTATATCGTCTTATAGGTTTGTCTTATAGGCTTAAGTAAAGGATCAATCCATAATCCCCACACTCTGAAAGGTTACCGAAAGATAGGCCATACTTTTTACCCAATGCCTTTTTTACCGTTGGCAATGTTTCCAAGTAACGGCTTAAGCCTGACATAGCGCTATCGATGCTTTCCCACAGCCAATCATCTTCTATTATCTCTTGTCTATCCATGCCTTCATACTCAGGAAACAACAAGGGGAAGGCTCGCACAACACTTGTAGGAATATAGATACCTTCCCAGTCGTTAGCAAGCGTGTCAATCATGTACTCGAATTGTTCAAATTGCGTATAGCCGTATTTATTAGCCTCGGCTTTTTGTGCTTTCAATTCTACCTTGCCTTGTTTGATTGCTTGCACTAATTCTTTGACGTTCAGACATTCCTTTATAATACTTTCATAATCCGGTTTGTTGTCTTGTGTGGTGCTATCCTTATTCATTGCTTGTATATCCTTTCTTTATCCTATAGGTTATGTTTAGGTCTTTTATGGCTTGTTCTAATACTGCCATATCCTCAGGCTTTACGTATAGGTCATATCTCTGTAAAAGCCTATTTTCCCTTTGTTTTTGATAGGCAATGATCGAAGGTTTGTATAAGTACCAGATACCTTGTGTCTTGATTCCTTCGATTTTGCCTTGTAGGACTAACTGCCTTACATACTGGCTATTATAGGGGAGCATAGCACAAGCCTGTTTGAGAGTAACAAAGCAAGACAAGCCTTGTGTAAGGTATGTCTTTTCTAATGCCTTAACCCGTCTATAGTCCAGGGCGGACACTTCTAACAAGTCAGTTAACTGTCTTGTTGAGATATCGGTATAGGCTTGTTCGGCTTGTGTGCTTGTTGTCTTGTCTTGTTTGTTCATGCTTGCCTTTCCTTTATAGCCTGATTTTACCAGACAAGACAAGGTTATAAATTGCCTTGTCTGGTATTGATCAATCTATAAGGTTTTCCTTTCTATGGGATAAAGAACAACATGCATGTTTGCTTGCTATATGGTAACGTGCTTGTTGGGTAGGTAATACCTTTTAGCGCGTCAAACCACATAAGGCGATTATGCAAACCATACTTGTCAAAAAGTTTGCCTTTGTCGTGTAGTTTATCTATCGCGTTTACCATATCATCTTCATCGATATAAGCACTAAAAGGATTTTCAAAGGTGGCGTATATATCGCCTTGTTCATATGCTTGTATGAAGATATTTTGCAATGCGTTTTGTTGTGTCTTGCTTAATTCATCATAGTCTAGGGGATTATCCTCAGTGTCAAGCGGCTTATAGTCGTCTGGTAAAGCTTTGTATACATCGCCCATAAACCATGCATCATTAAGCAATTCAAGGGTGAGGGTATACTCCAATTCCGAAAAATATTCTTCATCATACAAGGTGTATGACTTCAGATTGTCTATAATGTCTTGTACGATTGCCTTTTGACTTTTTGTTAGTGCATCGGGACAATAGAACAAGGCACTATAGGAATAAGCACCATGTAGGACAACAAACATGTTTCCGTTATCACGTATTAGTGCTTCAAGGTTTGAACGTTCTACGGTACTTCCCACATAATCCCCATAAGCCGTGAAAGGTACTTCAATCAGTGTGTGCTCTGTGGGAGTGCCTTTCGTGTAGGACGTATCATGATAATTTACATATTGCCCGTACATAGGCTTTTGTTTCTTGTAATATCGTCGTCGTTTGCAGTGTGCACGTATATCCTCAAACTGTTCATTGTCTAACTTAAAGGTTTCTGTGGTCATGTTCTTATTCCTTTCTATTTTACTTGTTGGGTAGTCTATCGATTGCCTTACTTGTTGAAGGTAAGGCAATCTAAGACTATCTAACAGGCTTGTTAATCCTTTCCGTATTCGATCGCTACCGGCTTGTTGTCAATCGTGGTGACTGCCTTGATGCAAGGGTTGAAGGTGCACGTATCCTCAAACTGGCATACCTGAGTACCTTTGTACCACAGAATGAACATACCTTGTTTGCGTGATACCTGGTAGTTAGTGTTTCGGAGTGCGTGATTCATAGCCTTTGCAGTACTGGCAGTGTACCACCAGCAACTATTGAGAGTGATTTTAGAAGCATCCCGCACACACACAACATTGCTTCTATAGCTGGTTAACTCTGTATCTTCATGATATAAGGTTTGAATGTAACGGCTTGTCATTGTTCTGTTTCCTTTCTTGTCTAAGTTTTGTATAGATTTTCTAACTATTGTTTAACTGCCTATAACGTATAGAACGTTTGTTCTACTTTCCTAAACCGGCTTTTAATACTTCAATGCGAACAATAATATCTTTGAGTGTTTCTTCCATAGTCATGTTGTTGTTTGTCCTTTCTGGTATAGGATAGCTTATGGGATATTCTGAAGCATAGTCGTCAAAGGCTCTGCGATTTTATAGACGACATAGGCCACGGCACCCGCCCCGATGGCGATTGCGACAAATCCCAATACTGTTTGACCGGACTCTTCGGATTGACTGCCAGACTGATAAAGCATATGTGACTTGTTCATGGCTTTTCGATGAAGCCATAACATAGCAGTGTAAAACTTACTGCTTTCGGACACGCCGTTGCTTGCATTGCCTTTACATTGGCATGCAGGGAATGTGTTATATGCCTTGCTTGCCATGTTGATCGCTGTTTGCGTACTCTGTTTGTTTTCCATTTCGTTCTCCTGTTCTGTTCTCTGTTTGTTTAATAACTACATTGTATCAGATAATAGGCCTAAAATAATTAAGTTTGTGTTAACGTTTTCCCTTGTTTTTTCGCGTAACCATAAGGACTATGCGAAAATCTACACAATTCCGTAACGCTTTCGTAATTATTCCTCTCACTATGCGAAAAGCAGCCGATAAATTTTATTGCAATCCTAAAATATGCGCCAATGTTCGATTATGATAAACGTGCATGAATCATTGCAGATAATCGGTATCTGGTATCCTTCCCCCTTGTGCATACTGGCTATGTGTCTTGTGTGGTGCTCGATCGTGGCTATGTTCCCCTTACCCGCTACCAGATACCGGGGTATGCCACCACACACCACAGCAACACACGCCAGTGTACCAGACGTTACCAGACAGACACATCACACGTTTCTTTGCATTTTATGGCAGCGTCCCCCTACCTTTTTTGTGACTTGCTCCCAGATACCTATAGGATACCTACGCGATTCACATCCAATCAAATTATCTATGCTACAAAATTGTATCAGCTATCTCCCTCCCATCATCCTACATCATTACTCACCCTGCTTACCATCACTCATTCTGCTTACTATCACTCTACCTTCATATCTCTTCCTACTCACCAGCATTCTACTATCTATCTCACCCTACTTGCACATTCTCACTTAATCATATATAATACTTACATGGGGAACGAAATTGTTTTTGTAGATGAATTAGCACCAGGAGAGAAGCTACCGTTGCATCCACCGGACAATAAGGGCGCAATAACCTTAGTCCTCAAACGGGATGCTATCTGGGAGCGGGGGCAGAATGAACCGATCCGCCCCTGGCTGGCTTTTCAATTCTATCGTAATCTTGATCCTTTAGACCGCATAGATTTGCACGCGGCCTATGATGCGTACTTCCAACACCAGAATGCCAAAGGGCAGACCTTAAACTGTCTGACCTATTCACAGTACATCACCTGTTATCGGCAATATTTCTGGATTGAGCGGGTAGCAGCGTGGGATGCGTTTGTAGATACCCAAAGCTGCCAAGCCTTAGTCGCGTCACAATCACAGGCCCGTGTAGAGGCGGCCAACATCGGTAAAGCCTTACGCAACAAAGCGGCGGAAGCCCTATCCGTAACGGCGGCTATCATCGAAGATGCGGAAGGGGAAGCCCAACCCGCCTTAGCACCTCAGATCATTATGCAACTGGCAAAGTTAGGCATTGAATTAGAGCGGCAAGCATTAGGCATTGCCGATGCTGGTGATTCTAAGCCCCCTGTGCCTGGTGGCGTGTACATTCAAAACAACTTTACACCGGAACAGGCCAGAGAAATAATTGAAGCTCAGACCGCTATCATTGCTACTACCCGACAGTTAATGGACGAATGAGGCGGGTAGGCTATGTGCTACTATAAAAGCCGACCACACAGAGCAATAGCCTACCTGCCGTGGCATATAGTAAGAGAATGGGGTCAATTTATATCTTCCTTCTATAGTAAGACTTGTACCGCGAAAGTAGAGGTCAATTAAATTTGAGAAACCGTAAAGATGAATCAAGGGCCATTGACCAATACTTGCAGCAAGACCCGCCGTACTGGATCGAAAATAACTTCTTTGTGAGTGATCCACGCGATCCGGTTACGGGCGAGCAGTTTTCGCCTGGGCCGTTGCGGTTAGCTACTCATCAGAAGCAAATTCTTAGAGCAGCACTGACTAAGATTGATGGGTTGTTCCCTTATTCTACGATTCTCTACAGTACCATTAAGAAGTCTGGCAAGACCCGCATTGCCGCCGCTGTAGGAATGTGGTTTGCTGCGACTCAGGGAGATTACAATGAAGTCTACTGTCTGGCAAACGATGGCAAGCAGTCCTCAGACCGCTTGTTGGCGGCAATTAAACAATGTTTGGCTTTGAATCCTACGTTGGGGTGGAGTGTTACTAAGACCCGCATTGATTTGCCTAATGGTACATTCATTGAAAGCATCCCCTGTGATCCTACCGGACAGGCAGGTAGTAACCCTGGCCTGACTTTATGGTCAGAAATGTGGGGGTATCATCAGGAGTACAAGGCCCGTCTGTGGTCAGAAATGACCATCCCGCCTACACGCTTTGGCAAAGCACTACGGTGGGTAGAAAGCTATGCCGGTTTTACGGGTGAATCAAACGTCTTAGAGAATCTCTACTCGGTAGGGGTACAGCAAGCCCGTCGTCACCCTATGTTTACTGAGATACCCGTCTATGTAAACTCACCTGCTAAGATGTTAGCCTATTGGGATCAGGGGGATGAGGCCCGACGAATGCCGTGGCAGACCGCTGAGTATTATGCACAGGAAGAGAAGCTCCTGACCCCTAACGAGTTTGACCGCATTCATCGTAACTATTGGGCGGCTCCCATTGACAAAGCAATTCCTATAGAATGGTGGGATAATTGCTATGTAACTACACCGGCGTTGGATAAGCACACTCCTTTAGTCATTGGAGTAGATGCTGGTATTACCCATGACTCTTCAGCTTTGGTTGTAGTAAGCCGCAATCCTTCAGATAAAAATGAATCCTGCGAGCGGTATACTAAGATTTGGTATCCACCTTCAGGGGGCAAGATTGACTTAGACTTGTTGGAGCAAGAAATTGTTTGGTGGTGTCAAAATTACAACGTAGTAGAAGTCACCTATGACAAGTATCAATTGCACAAGATGATGACTGATCTACGCAAGCGGGGGCTTACAAGGTTTAAGGAATTTGACCAAAATGCCCCACGCGCACTTGCAGACAAGCAATTATATGATATGATTATCAATAGAACATTTACTCATTCTTCTGGCAATGTAGATTTACGCACGCATGCAGATAATGCGGGAGCAAAGGATGATGGCAAGCAATATCGGTTTGTCAAGCAAAGTAGCAAGCTGGACAAAAGTGGGGCGACAGCACGGCCCATTGATGCGCTGGTGGCCCTATCAATGGCTAATTTCGAGTGTATGAGGTTATTGTTGGCATGAGAAAACCAAAGTCTTTTCAGGATAGTCAAGGGGACATCGTTTCGGCAGTAACCACATCGGCTGCACAAGCGTTTTTGATGAATCTCACAGGCAGTGTGTTGTCCGCACCGGCTTGGTGGTCTAAGAAACGTGATGAGTGGTTGAATGAATTTTGGCGCATGGAAGGTAATGACCTTCTGGCAGGCGCGATTAGTACCCTGACTTCTAAGATCGTAGCGGCAAATTGGTATTTAGAAGGCCCTGAGTCCCTGTGCAAACTGTATCGTAACATTCTACTCTATGAAGCTGAAGAGCAGCAGGGATGGGATGCGCTTATTTCTAAGTGGGTAGAAGGTTTCTTAGTCCGCGATTCGGGTGGCTTTGTGGAGCCGTTACGGGCTTCTTTGACTTCTACTGGCCCTGCTTTAGGCTTCAAGCATATTGATGAATCTAAACTATATCCGAATACCAATCCTGAGTATCCCTTTCTCTATGTGGGGGAGAAGGATACCATTAAGTTAAAGCCCACACAATTCTTGCGCCTGGTCGATATGGAGAGTGGCCGTGACAAGGACTTCGGGGTAGGTTTCTCTTCAGTTAGTCGTGCAGTTAGTACGGCTATCATTATGATGGAGATTGTACGCTATAAGCGTGAACGGCTCTCTGACCTGCCCCCCGCCGCAATTTTGTTTTTGAGCAATCTGACCACTGCACAGTGGGAAGATATAGTAGCTAAATATGATACTCAGCAAAAGAACAAAGGCAATGAGACCTGGCGTTCCTTGCTGGTGGCCTGTGGCTATGACCCCGAATTTCCGGTACATGCAGAAATGTTTGAGCTATCCAAGCTACCAGAACATTACGATGAACGTACCGCGACTGAAATGGCGATTTACACCTTTGCTTTAGCTTTTCGGGTTGATCCGCGTGAATTTTGGCCGGTGTCCTCTGGCCCATTAGGGACAGCGACAGAGGCGCAGATTCAGCACAAGAAAGCCAAAGCTAAGGGAGAGGGCATTATTTTTAGCAAGATTGAACGTGCTTTGAATAATCCCTTGATTCTGCCTGAAGGGCTGAAGTTTCGGTTTGATTATCGGGATGATGAAGAGGACATGGCAGGAGCGGAAATTGCACAGGCCAAGTTGCGTAACATTCGGATGATGTGGGAATCGTCCCCTAACCGGATTGCGGTACAGTCAGCCGGTACTGACGCTTACGGACAACCGTTGCCTGGCCCCGTGAATGAGGGTATTATTACGACTGAAGAGGCCCGACAGTTGTTGATCTATGAAGGGTTGATTCCCCCCGAAATTCTTGGGGTGTCAGTTGAAGAGACTAAGGTCTATGACGTGCGCTCTTATGGTGAGCGTGTACGACTCTATAGGGATGGGATAAAAGTACCGTGGAAGTCCGAGTCACAGTTGAAAGCCGTACTAAGGCCATAAATCTAAGGCAGTTTAAGCAAGCCTTTATTTCCGGCTTGCAACAACGGCTTGCACCTGTTATAATAAGTGCAATGCAAGCAAAAGTAGCTGACTGGATTCATCAGCCGGACTTTATCATGCGGGAATATAATGACGGTAGCCGGATCGGTATTTGGGTTGGCCCTGTGGGGGAGAATCGCAAGTATTGGGCTTGGGTATCGTTAGGTGCTAAAGGTAAGACCTACACCATGAAAGAGAAGAAGATGCGCTTTAGAAGTAAGTATGCGCCTAAAACGCAATCGGGAAATTACTTCTTCAAGGGTGGCGGTCAATATTCAGGCGAGCATGTCTATGTAAAAGTAGTACATTGGCCTGGCATAGCACCCCGCTTTTTGGAGGCTAACCTGATTCGCATTGGGGGCAGAGAATATCAAGCTGTAGCCCAACAATGCGCTAAGGATGCTTTGAAGGTTGCAGGAGGTTAAGATGCCTTATCCTGGTATTGCCAAAGAGTTAACAGGCAAAATGGAGGACTGCGTGACACAAGTTATGGCGCAAGGTCACGATAAAGATAGTGCGATTGCGATTTGTACTGCCAGTCTGACAGGCAAGCGCGATATTTCGTTCAATGGTATTGAGTTGATTGTACGACATAGTTGGGATGAGCAGTATGGTCAGGCTTATCCCGATGTGTGGATTCAACAGGTCTTTGCTACCTATGTCATTGCTGAGTTGCGTGGTCGGTTACTGCAAATCGGCTATATGTTCAATGGCATTAGTGCCGTATTTGCCAATGAGGACACTTGGGAGATTGTTGAAGCGCAGTACGTGCCTTCCTTTGCTCCTACAATGGTACGTACAGCACAGCCCGTCAGGATGATGGGCAGCGACGGCAATAATCTGTATCGCTGCTATGGCGTGCTTTTTGGTACACCGGAAGATAAAGACCTGTACGGTACATACTTTACCAGGGACACTAACTACTACTTAGACTGGTATACCAATCGGCCCTGGTTATATCATCATACAATGAATCCAGCATTTGCTGAGATGCGCGATTTCAAAATTGGGCAGTGGATAGATGTAGACATGGACGATACAGGTGTCTTTTTCATTGGTGAATTGGACGCCTCACATCGTTATTGGGAAGCCGTCAAGCAGCTTATTGCTGAAGGCGTGCTCTACCCAAGTACAGGCACACTCTCTTACGTGGCCCGGATTGCTGAAGATGGGCACGTAGAAGATTGGCCGATAGTTGAAGTTAGCTCTACACCTCAGCCTGGGGAGTGGAGGATGGGTTCATACCCAATTAGTAGTGAGGCGCAGAGGGCCTTACAGACTTTAGGAGGATTTGATATGGGTCTTAAAGATAAGTTGACTGGACTCTTTAGTCGGGCTGTCGAAGAGGAAGAGAAGAAGAAGAAACCCGCTGAGGAAGAGGAAAGTACAATGGAAGCTGGCAAGCAGGAAGAAGCTCCTGAAAAGCCAATGGAGAAGAAGGAAGAAGATGAGCAACGCGCAGAAAAGCAACCTGAGTCTGAGGCTGAAGCTCCTACTACTCCGACTCCTGAGACTACTCAGAATGAAGCTCCTGTTGATGAAGGTGCGAGCGTGGCTGAGATTACTGAGGCTATATTTGCACTTGATAAGGCTTTGGCTGGTCTTACAGCAAAAGTGACTGAGCTTGAACAACGCCTGGCAGCGGCTAATGTCTCCCGCGCTGTGGCAGTTGAAGAAGCTGTCAAAGGTCATGCCTTATTCAAAGACCTGTTTGTAGTCACCCGACAGGGTGAGCAGGCCACGGAAGAAGAAGTCAAGGCAGCTAAAGCTGCGGAAGATGCACGTGCAGTGGCAAATATAGACAAGCCACAGAGCATGTTTGAAAGATTCGTTCACTGATTGGAGGAAACATGGAAATTTATGTGCGTTCTGATGGTTCTCTGGGTGTGAAAGAAGGACGTGCTTCGGGCACTCCTGACACCCTGGGAATCTATACGGCAGGTGGGTTGTTTGGTGTTCCTGGTATGCACCCGTCTCTGGTCAACGCAATGGTTGGCCCGATGGGCGTGGAAAAGCTGTTCCGTTGGGTTTCCAGTGATGAGACCGATCCTATGTATGATGCACTGGTCTACATTGGTAGTACGGGCCATTCTCAAGATGGTTTGTGCGCTGACTGCGGAAAGCCACAATTTCGTGAGTGCGCGCAGACCGCTGTCTTTGGGCGCTTCTGCCAACAGACTGAGGAAATTGCGTTTGACCAGATTGGTCTGCGCTACAATCAGGGTGTGCCGCGTATGGCGATGTTTGGCCCGATCACTGATCCTAACGGACAGGTCATTGTCCCCCAGGGTGGTGAGATCAAGGATGCCTTCATGCTGAGTGTGGCTGGTGCGGCTTACAACCTGCGGATGGTGGTTGGGCAGGTTATGTGGTCAGGTAATCCAGCAGCGAACAATGGTGGGTATCACGAATTTTCCGGTCTGGCCCTGGTGGTCAACACTGGTAAGGTCGATGCCATTACGGGATTGGACTGCAATAGTCTGGATTCCATTATGCTGAATTACGGTAGCTCCATTGTCGGCGCTACGGGTTCTGCTTCTATCCTGTCCTACATTCGTTCCCTGCTTAACGCGATCCGCTATCGTGCCGCTGGTGCAAACCTAAATGCTGATAGCGCCACGACTACGCTGGTCATGCGGCCCGAAGTGTGGGATGCCGTTGCGGCGGCTGCGGCCTGTGAGTACGGGTTGCAGTGTAATGTGGGAGCTACGACTTACAACAATGCGATGGAAATTGCTCAGATTCGGGATCAATACCTTTCGGGCATGTACCTGACCATTGACGGGCGTAACTATCCGGTGTTGCTGGATAACCTGATGCCGGTGACTACCACGGCCTATGGTACGGGCACTAAATGGTGTTCTGACATCTACGCACTGACGACTGACATTGAAGGTCAGACCGTTATGTGGGGTGAATATCAGGACTTCAACGCTACCGCTTCCAGCATCATCAGTGAGATGCGTAGCTCCTTTGGTGCTACTCCGGTTGCTGTGACTGACGGTGGACGGTTTGCCCATGCGGCTACCTTCTCTGGTGGCTTCTGCATGGACGTTCGCACGCTGACCAAGCCGCGCATTCTTTCTACGATGCCTCAGCTTTCTGGTCGGGTGCAGAATGTGTGTGTGGTTCCTCTGGATAACGTTCTGTGGCCTGCCGCTACTGGCAGTGGGCTGTACAATGAGCTGACCGGTGGTGCAAGCAAGAAGAGTTACCTTGATCTGTATCACGATTGGGAATCACAGTCTTAGCTTTAAGGGCCTACCACGGTAGGCTTTAGCTCCTTTCCTTTCTGTGTATGTGGATAGAGGGAGGTGGCCCCAACCTCCCTCTACTCCAAAATAGGAGATAGTATGCCAGCACTGATTTACATACATATTCCTAAGACCGCTGGTACAGCCATGCGTAACTTCCTGTGCCAGCACTTTGCGCCTGAAGAATGCTATCAGGTGGGGGAGAGCAAACAGTATCGTCAAGGTTTGGTAGATATGCCCTCTGCACAACGGGATAGCCTGAAGTTAGTCTTTGGGCATATCTGTTTTGGATGGCATGAATTATTAACTCAGGACTGCATTTATACTACGCTCTTACGTAATCCGGTAGAGCGCATAGTCTCTTTATACTACTATATTCGTAGCTCAGGCAATCATTATTTGCACAAAGAGACTGAAGGTATGCGCTTGTACGACTTTGTAACTTCCAAGATCAGCATGACGATGGATAATGGTATGGTCAGGCAGTTATGCCAGGACGAAGATTTTATGAAAATTCCCTATGCCGATATGAAGCTCCCCTTTGGTAGCCTAAACTACAACCATTTGAATGAGGCCAAACTAAACTTAGAGCTATACTTCCCCATCGTAGGCACAGTAGAACAGCTACCTGACTATATGTCTTTGCTCTGCAAGACAATGGGATGGGACATAGCTACCCTACCCGTAGAAAATAAAGTGCCTCACCCGCCTATAGAACATATAGATGCTAAGACATTGACAGCTATAGAAGATATTGTACAATTAGATATGGAGCTGTATAAATTCACAGAAAGGTTAGCTAATGAAAAAGCTGCATCTTTGCTCAGGGGAGAGTAAACTGCATGGTTGGCTGTCTGTAGATGCGCGTGCGGATACAAAACCCGATATTGTTAGTGACATTGCGTTATTGCCTTTTGAATTGGAAGCACAGTCTGTCGATGAGATTTACCTCTGTCATGGTTTAGAGCACATCCCTTTTGCCGATGCGGAACACGTTCTTAGCGGCCTGTGCAAATTGCTCAAACCACAAGGTGTGATGCGCTTGGCTGTTCCTGATTTTGAAGTGCTTACGGATATGTACCAGGAAGGTGTGCCTTTAGCACTTATTCGGGGCGCTTTGATGGGCGGCCAAGACTATCCTCTCAATACGCATTACAGCGTGTGGGATTATAAGCTGCTCAAAGTGACAATGGAACATGCCGGTTTGCAGGATGTTAAACGCTACGACGCCTTCACATTTATCTCTCAAAATGGTGGCCCGAATTTCTTTGATTGGTCTATTGGCAAGATTGAAGGCCGCTTTATTAGTCTAAACCTGATAGGAGTCAAGAATGCTTAACCTGAGTATCGTCTCTGGTACGTACAATCGTTTAGCTTCTTTACAACGTATGGTGGAGAGTGTACGCAAAAGTGTCTTGTCCTTAACCTATGAGATTATCTTAGTTGATGGGGGCAGCACTGACGGTACTTTAGAGTGGGCACGTAAGCAGCATGACGTGATCCTCTTAGAGCAAGGAGAATTATTAGGCGCAATTAAAGCCTTCAATGCGGGGGCTGAGTTAGCTAAAGGCAAATATGTCGCCTTTCTAAATGACGATATTGAAGTCTACGAGGCTACTCTCTTTGCAGCCTACACTTATTTTGAAGAGCACCCGAATACGGGCCAGATAGCTTTTGAGAACAAGATAGCTAATCCACAAGGTGATCCTAATAGAACGTCCTATGGTAGTTACAATGGCTATCTGTATGGGCAGTGCTCTATGACCCCTAAAGTCTTAGGCGATTTAGCCGGTTGGTGGGGTAATGAGGGGATGCGTACCTATGCTGGTGATACGCGCTTCTCTTTGCGCCTGTGGGAGTTAGGTTATCCTACTGTCAAAGTACCCGGTTGTGCTATTGTAGATCATGTAGTCGTAGATGAGTTACGCAAAGTTAACAACGAAACGCACAGGGGGCCAGGTCAAGGACATCCCGATACCGATCTATTCTTAGAGCATTGGCAAGGTAGGTTGCCGCAACCCGAAAACTGGTTAGCTACAAAGGGCAATCTCATTCTGCAAAAGGCACATAACGGTACATTACGTACTATGCGCTTTAAGACCATGATGCGGCCCGAAGATCAGATGCGTACAGCGATGATTGATGCTTTTGCTAAGTATGGCCCTACAGAACAGGTCAATGCTGACGCCTTATTGCAAGCGTTTGGGCAAAGAGGCTTCTTTGATGCTGCTTTAGAGCGTATAAATAAGTTTATGCCAGACTTATTGATCATTCAAGCACAGCACAATCGCTACTTTTCACCTTATATGGTCATGTCTCTACAACGCACTTATCCCAATATGTTCATTATCAATTGGGATGGAGATACGCATTATCCCCTAACGCAATTCCACTTTGAGATTGCCAGTGTAGTAGACTTGCAATTGATTGTCTCACCTTCATTGTTTGAGACATACCGTGAAAAAGGAATCGCAGTCGGTTACTGGCCCATTGCTGTAGAGCAAGAGTATATTGACATTGGAAAACTAAAACTTAGGGAGACTGAATCGTCTAAGCATGGTGTGACTTTCATGGGCGCGCTATATGGCTTAGGTTCTTTCCCTGAAGCAGAGACCCGCCGTGATGTTGTGTCTACATTGTATAAACAATTAGGTAAAAACTTCTCTCTGTTTGGTTACGGATGGGAAGCGATTGGCATAAAGGGAGTGCAATACACAGGGGAGAAACATCGTGATTGCGCGCTCATTTATGCTCACAGTAAGTTAGGTTTGAGTATTTCACAGGCCAGCGACTTATGGGGCTATTCCTCAGATCGGTTGTATAATATCTGTGCGAGTGGCTGTCCGGCCTTAATACAGCGTTTTGCCGGAATGGAAGAGCACGGCTTTGTAGATGGTGATACGTGTATCGCCTTTGCTAACCTTAAAGAAATGCTTGAAAAAGCAGACTATTATCTTAATCATGCAGTAGAACGTGAAGCTATAGGAGAAAGGGGCAGGATAATGACAGTTAAGCGGCACAATTGGGGTAGTCGGGTACGGGGCTTGTTTGCTATGTTGGAGGACATCTAATGTTTACGCTCTCTAATCAACCGATTGTAGTAACAGGCGGCGCGGGGTTTATCGGTAGTCATGTGGTCGATGAGCTACTTTCACAGGGCTTTCCTGCCAAACAGATTACTGTCTATGATAACCTTAGTCGGGGTAGTGTGCATAACATCCGCTTGTTAGGCCAAGACAGATTGGTGGCCCGTAATCTGGAAACAGACTACCTTGAATTTCCAGAAGGCGCACTGATCTTCAATCTGGCAGCTAAAGTCACTGGCATTGCCTACAATGTAGCTCATCCTTTCGATATGCTGTACCACAATCTGAATATCGAAATGAAAGTTGCAGAAGCAGCATTACGTGCAAATGCCAGTGCAATAATCAATGTCAGCACAGCCTGTGTCTATCCTCACGATGCACCTATTCCAACACCCGAAAGCGCGGGGGATATTTGCGATCCTGAGCCGACTAACTTTGGTTATGGAGTAGCAAAATGGACAGGGGAGCAAATCTTCAAACTGATGCAAGAAGAATATGACCTGCCCGTCTTGCAGGTGCGCTTCTTCAATGCGTTTGGTAAGCGCGATTACTATGATGAAACAGCGCATGTTGTGCCAGCACTTATTCGGCGCTTTGCAGAAAATGATGAAGTCGTCGTGTGGGGTACAGGCAAGCAAATGCGCGTGTTTGTAGACGCGGCGGATATTGCTTATGCCTTAGTGATGTTGGCCCAAACGCCTAAAGCCTTTGAGTTAGAACGTCCAGTTAACATTGGGCATGACCACATGATTACTATTCGTGATCTTAGCTATCTCATTCAAGATGTGATGGGCATGGGGAGCAAGAAGATCGTCTTTGATCCCTCTAAGCCCGATGGTTATGCTAAACGTTCCGCCGATGTGCACATGCTCAAAGCCTTAATCAATTGGGTTCCTAACATACCCATCAGAGACACCATTGAAAAGATGGTAGTAGATTTTAAGGAAAGGGGTTACTAATGGCTAACGTAAGTGTTCTAATGCCCTTCAAAATCACCTTGCCTGAACAGGTAGGATGGTTAATTGAAGCGATTAAGTCTATTCGAGACCAGGAGTATCAAGAGTGGGAATTGGTCTTAGTCAATGACCACAGTACCCAAGACCTGAGTGCCGTAAAGACCTATTTACAGGCCCTTGACGATTCACGCATTTTGGGTTACAAACTGCCCAAAGATAAGACGGGTGTCTGTCAAGCACGTAACTTAGCAGCTGAGAAAGCCGGTGCGGAATTATTGCTCCCTGTGGATGCTGATGACCGGCTTGTGCCAGAAGCATTAAAGAAGTATATGATTGCGTGGGCTAATGGCGGTAATGCACAGGGACTTGTCTATACCGATGTGCAGATTTTTGGTCAAGACTTCCAGCGATTGTTCTCTTCGGGTGATTATGACTTCACCCGCTTGCTGCAAAATCTGTTCATGTGCATTGGTGGCTTACATCGAAAATCGGACTGGCAGCGTGCGGGTGGTTGGAATCCGGTAATGGAAGCTGGTTTGGAAGATTGGGAATATTGGATTCACTTAGGCGAGTTAGGGGTGTGTGGTTACTACATTCCTGACGCGCTGTATCAGTATCGCAAAGTTTTGCATGGTCGCTATGCTACCTTACGGGCAGGCGGCGACTTGTACGATGTGCAGTCAGCAAAGATTCGTGATTTGCACGCAAATACTTACAAAGGAGAAAGACCTATGGGTTGCTGTGGCAGAGGTTCAACCAAAAACGCACCGGCTCGTCAGCCAGCTACGATTGCCTACAACGTTCCGGCTGGTGATCGGGTAGCGGTGTACTATGTAGGGAATCGCAGTGGATCGTTCTTTATGACGGGCAAGATGACGGGCACTAAATATATGGTCAACGGTGCTGGTAATATGCTCACGACGATGGACAGTCAATTGGGAGTGTTCAAAGAAGATGTGACGATGTTGACGGCGATCAACAGAGGGCGCGATTTTGTCGTTAAATAATCTCTTTCTCATAGAAGCGTTTGCTGTATGGCGGTTTGCGGCGTTCATCGTCTATGATGACGGGCCGTTTGATTGCTTCAAAACGCTCAGAGACATGGCGGGTGTGGAAGTGTTAGGGGCCGATGGCAGACCCCTAACCTTCTTTGGTAAATTATTCAATTGCATGTGGTGTACCAGTGTGTGGATTGCATTCGGTATTACACTATTCTCTATTTTGTGCAAATTTATTAGTGGCCCCATCGTTTTGCTGTGGCCTTTTGCACTCTCAGGGATAGTTGTAATTATGGATGAAATGCGGTATACTATAGGTGGAGGTAGGCATGGCACGCTCTGACATTAAGACTCTTTTGCCGTTAGATGAATATGCAAGAATCATGGCTATCCCTGCATGGTTGTTTAATCAGGTTACTCATCCTACCAGGGAGCAACGGGGCGAATGCTATGACTTTTGGTTACAATCGGGTTGGGTAGGTGATCCCAACAAAATTGTGGGTCGTGATGAAATCGCGCAAGCCATTCAGGTTGCCGAAACGAAATTGGCCCACGACTTCTTAGGCTTCTGGCCTTATCCTACGTGGATATGCGAAGATGAAGTTTTACAGCCAGATACCAAACTGGTCTATCCTTATCTGCAAGCACACTTTGGGCACATTATATCTGGTGGTATCGAAGCGTGGGAGTTAGTATCAGACAATGCACCTGTCTCCTATATTGACACTGACGGGGATGGCATTACCGACACAGCGTCTTTTGTAGTTACCGGCCCCTATCTATATGACCCGTTGGAGGATTTACCTTCGGCCTGTGAAATTGCAGTAATGCCACAAGATAAATTGCCTGAAGATAATTATGAAATCAAGGGACTGAAGATTGTGGTAGATGCCGATGCGGGTACAATCACGATTACTGGCCCTAAATGGTTGTTTGTTCTGCCTTCAGTATGGGATACTACAGAGGCCGCACCTTTGAATGATGATAGCTATTTCCTGACGATGGTAGATATATGGCGACATTACAATGATCCAAGCAAACAGGTAGAGATCATTACGGATAATACTTCTGAGCCGCTATGTACTACTGATGGCTGTGGCAAGACGATTGAGACCGGTTGTATCAGTGTGTACAACCACAAGTTAGGCATTGTACAAGTCCAGCCAGGAACGTATGATGCTGAGACGGGACTGTATACACGTACTACTTGCACGCACACTCCCAATCGTTATAAATTGTGGTATCATGCAGGTTATACAGAAAAATGTCATGACTGCTATACGTGGAATCGCACGTTAGCAGAGGGGATTGTACGCTTGGCAAATTGCTATCTGCCTGAAGCCCCCTGTGGATGTAGCTATACCAGGGAACGTTGGACAGCAGATAGAGAGGTGATAGAGGTAACAAGCCGTGCGGTGGCCGCTTCCCAGGCAATCTTTGGCACTACAATGGCTGGTGCACTGTTTGTTTTTAGCACATTAAAGAGTTTCAGACTTTTAGGAGGTTAATATGGCTATGCATACTAATGCGGAAGGCAACTTCTTCGTCCAAACGAAACGAAGTGAGCCTTTCTCATTGCTTTCTTGTACGTCTTTGGGGGACATTGATATTCCAGAAGGAGATCAGACCCCTGTTTATTGCCCCGATCCGTTGAACAGTGGTAAGTTTAAGATCGAAGGGTATATTCGTGGTGTGCCTGGTATGGGCACGTACACGATTACTAAGCCACTTGCGGGTGTGCTTAACTGGCTGATGGAGCAAAAGTGTGCCTTTCAAGGGCGGGTTAACATCACTTGTCGTGGGCAGCGTCAAGACCCCAACAACTTTGATGTCTCTGTCTTGATGCACAACTGTTCTACTTCCCGCAAGCGGATCACGGCCCCAGTCATTGCTGATCCACAGGCGGAAACTGAGGCGCGGGTTAACACCAATGCTGATGTCAATTTCCAGGCTTTGGCAGTGCTGTACAAGGTTAATATTGCCCGTCAGACGGTAGTCAATACGGTTGCGGGTAACTTCATTTACTTCTTGCCCCAACGGTGTGAGGATCATTGCGGGGCCGGACGTGACTTGTGCGAAGTGGGAGTTATCGGACTTGACGGTGGTGGCGGGTATCTGTATGAATCTGAGGTCAAAAAGACTACCAATGGTGGCTCTACTTGGGCCGCGACTACGACTGATCCCTTCACCTTCGGCGGAACGATTTTGGCTGGTTTGATGCTGGAAACTACCGCGGGTTACAAGATCATAGTTTTCCGTGGTAGCGCGGTTGCAGGCGCACCGGCTGAGGTGGGCATTAGTGAAGATGGTGGCGTTACCTGGTCTAACTACTTTGTTGGTAGTATCAACGGGCAGTACATCACCAGCTATACCTTCTTGGGCGCAAACATCATTGTCACTGCCAGTGGCGGCTATATCTATAAGTCGGCTGACTTTGGGGTGACATGGAGTGCTCAGGAATCGGGTACTGAGACGACTGAGACTCTGAATGCTATCGCCTTCTATGACGATAACAAGGGTTATGTGGTAGGCAACAACAATGCCTTTGAGTACACCGATAATGCGGGTGGCGATTGGGTATTGGGCACAGGCCCCGAACCGGGTGTCAATCTGATTAGCTTGGCAATCAATGATAAAGGTCACGTCTTTGTCGGCACTAACTCAGGGCATGTGTGGGTTAGCGAAGATGAAGGTGTGACGTGGGTTAGTCGGGTGGACTTTGGTGGTGGCAGTGTTAACTGGATTGCTTTCGATGCGGAAATGCGCTATATTGGTGCATTGCTTTACAACACGGCAACTCCTGTCGGCCACCTCTATCGTTCGCTTGACGGTGGGGCTACTTGGCAGATCGAAACTACTCCTGCCAATAGTGGTTTGAACGGTGGCTATATCTGCGATCCCAACCATATCGCAATCGTAGGCGAACCGCACGGCGGCACTACGTTCATTGCTATGACCATGCCAGCTTAGTAGAGCAGGGCGGCATACACAGATCAAAAGGAGCACGATGGAGAAGGACATTCAAGTCAAATTATCTAACGGCGTACTTGTTGTATGCCGCCCTGTTCCGCCTTACGCACTGATGCCTCTGTATGAAGCATTTTCTGAGCCGGAAATGCCAATGGAAGTTATTGAGACTATCAGTGGCGTAGAGAAGAAACGGCCTCTCCCTAAGAGTGAGGCGTGGCAGAAGTATCAGCAGTCTCTCAAAGACCATCGGCGCAAGCTGAATGTTGAGGTAATCAAGTATCACTTCAACTTAGGCGTAATCTCTTGGGAGCTACCCGATGGTGAAGTGCAAAGCCAGCCCCCTGTGGAATGGCAATTACCTTTAGCCATGCAGCAGTATGTTACCGCTGAAATGAATGAGTTTGATCGGCGAGCGGCATACATCATGTATGAGCTAATGGCAAGAGAAGAAGATGTAGATGCGGTTGAAACGGCGATTGGTATGCGGAAGAGCACCCCGCTATCCAATCAGGAGGTTGAAGCTGCGGCGACCCCTTTTGTCTCTGTGGCAGAGACCAAGAAAAGCTCTCGCCCAAAGGCGAAAGCAAGGTAACGTATGAACCCATCTTGGAGGAATGCCTTACTGCTTTCGAGTGGGGCATTCCTCTATGGGATTGGTTTGAAGCTCCCAGGGAAGTACGTGCAATGAGCATTGCTACTCTCAGAGCTAAACGTCTAATTGAACAGGCGTACATCGAAGAAGAGGACTAATGGCAGAAAACGGTATAGGACTAAGTTTTTGGGCAGATACATCTAATTTCGATGAAGCCAGCAAACGCTATGAGAATCGTGTCAAGCGCATTGAAGAGGCTACCCAACAGGCAGCCTCTAAAATCAATAGTAGCTTTGCTAAGATAAGCGATGCGGCTAAGAAGCCCGCCGATACCATCCACAAAACTACGCAAGTAACCATTAAAGACTTGCGTGATGTTCGTTGGGGTGTAATCACCTTAATGTTCTATTTCCGTTCCGCGACAGAAATCATTAAAAAGTCTTGGCAGCTAATGACTGATGTCATTAACAAATCAGCACAGCAACTAACTACCGATACGTTAGGTAAAGCCTTTGAAGTTAATGCCAAGTCCATTGCCTCTTCTATGCAGCAAGCCACTGAAGGAGCTTTAAGCTATCAACAAGCCTTAGCAGCCGTTAATGCAGCTATGATTGCCGACCAAGGCACGTTTGCCAGTGAATATGTCAACCTGTGGAAAAGTGCTGAAGTCGGCGCGGCTCTGTCTGGTGCTAAGACGATTGATGTGTTTACTGAGTTAGTCAAAGCCTTAGAAGAAGGTGATGCGGCAGCGATAGATGCTGTCTTGCCCTTTGCTCAGGCAGAAGAGGCCATGCAGAATTACGCTCTTAGCACAGGGCGCAGTGTAGATCAGCTATCGAGCTTGGAAAAGGCCCAAGTCAGTATTCAAACTGTACAGAAGGCTACCAATAATGCCTTAGCTAATGGTGCTCAGGCCGCCGTAGATGAGAGGCGCAGTTTTGAGTCTTTAAGCGCGGCAGCCGACCAATTGAAAGAGGCGCT